GAAATCGACTGGGCATCAAACGAGGACGGCACCAAGACCAACCCCATCGACCACGACTCCGCTGACGTCCCCGGCGGCAACCTCATCGTCTGGCGCGACGTGGGCGGCGTGCTCCGGTACAGGTACCTGCGCAAAGCCGACGCCGGACGCGACCTGAAATCCTTCGAGCACCTGGGCCGCTCCCACTTCGCCACCTGCCCGAACGCACGCCAGCACCGCAAGGCCACGGCATGACCGGGCCGCTGTGTCACGCGTGGAGCAGTGACGCGGACGAGTGGGTGGAGGGCTGCCCGCACCTGTCCTGCTGGTACATCGTGGAGACGATACAGAAACGCGAACGCGAGGACAGGGCATGAGCGCACCCACCGAATACCGCTGGCACCCCTGCGGCGTCTACGTCACCGACGAGGCCATAGTCCGCGACGGATGGCTGCGCGTCACCGCCCACTACCTCCGCATCCGAGACCCCCACGGACACCTCGCATGGCAGATCACCCACCGGTGGGCCACCCTCAACGGCCTCATGATCGCAACCCCGCTGCGCTCCCAGGCACTCACCACCGAAGCCGGCATACCCGACCCGCCGCAGTACCTCACACCCCCATGACCAGGCCACGGCTCACACCCGCCGACCTGGAGCCCCTGCTCCCGCAATGGCAGGCAGCCAGGGACATCCTCCGCACCCACCAGCTAGGCGCGAACCTGGACGACCTCGCCGCGCTCCTCACCCTCAAGATCATCGCAATCACCTGGTCACAGATCGCCCCGCACCTCCCGCACCACACTCCCGCGCCGGAGGCACTCATGCCCGACTACATCCGCATGAAAGACATCCCGCACGACCCGCACCTCACCGCCGACGACAAACTCCGGCTCCTCGCCGGACTCCTCATCGAACTCGGCACAGCCATGATGCTCAACATGTTCCACGGCGAAGCACACGGAGCCGAACTCTACAAGCTGCACGGCGGCGTCGTACGCTACGACAACGACGGCGAACCATGCGTCCCCAAAGACGCATTCACCGACCCCGCCGCCACCACCCCAGCCGAAGACAGCGCCGCCATCATCCTGCTAGCCGAGGAGGACTGGACCGATGACCACCCAGACCTGTGACGGCACCAACCCCGCCACCACCCGCACCATCCGCGCCGAAGACTACGACCCCGCCGTCCACCACAGGCACCCAGCAGACGACTCAGACCCCGCCACCGACCTCATAGTCACCCACTGCAACTGCGGGCGCACCTTCGATGACCGCCGCCGCCAAACCTACTGGCCCCACCACCCCATCGAACAGCCACCCCCCGACACCAGGCCACCCGCCTACGACCCCGCCACCGGACATGACGAAGACACCACCGCACGCCGCACCCGCCCCCCCGACCACACCCGCGACGGCGACGACCACGGCAACCCCAACCCCATCGCATGAACACCGCCAGCCCCTACCCGCCCATCGGATACATCACCATCGGCATCGGCATCGGACTCCTCATCGCCATCACCATCGTCATCACCGTCACCATCACCAGCGACCGGAGACGACGTGACCGCTGACCTCACCGCACTCGCCATCGGCTTCGCCGCCGTACTCATCCTCGGCGGCGCACTCACCATCATCGGACTACTCACCTGGGGGAACCGTGACGACGACACCGGACCCGGAGACACCTGACTGGCAGCCCCCCGCCTGGATGAACCCCGAAGGCCGCGCCATCTGGAACGGCTACCTCCGCGTCATCACCGCAGCAGGCATGACCGCGCGCATCAACGAACACCAGCTCCTCCGCATCGTCGCACTCACCCAGGAACACCAGCGCGCCACCGCCCTGCTCGCACAGACCGACATCCTCATCGACGCAGACGGCACACCCAAACCCAGCCCCGCACTCGACGTCCAAGAACGCACCGGCAGACAACTCGCAGACCTCGAACGACGACTCGGCCTCAACAGGCTCACACCGCTACACACCGGGCAACTCCACGTGCCACCAGAACAGCTCAAGCCACCCAAGCTCGGACGCTGGTGCGAGGAGCACAAACGCCATGAGTGCACTGCCATGCGCTCACGCGGACGCGGCATCTGCCACGGTCCCGCCGTCGCCGGATACGCGCGCTGCAAGCAGCACGTGGGGAAGCGCCTAGCCACCGACCCCGTGCACCTGAACGCCATCGCGCAGCGTGCGAATCCGCTGGCCGGTGAGCCCATGGACATCGGACCTGCCGAAGCGCTGCTGTGGCGCGTCCGCGTCCTCTCCGGCGAGGTGGCGCGTCTCGATGAGCTGATCGGGTCACTCGAAGCCGAGGAGCTGGTCTGGGGCAAGCTCACCGAGGAGGAGAACGACTCCGGTGAGTTCCCCGGCAAGAAGACCGTCAAGGGCGCGCGGATGTCAGTCTGGCTGACCCTGCGCGAACAGCGCGAGCGTGCCCTCCACTCCGCGTGTGAAGCCGCACTCAGGGCGAACATCGAGGAGCGCCTAGTCCGGCTGGCGGAGACCCAGGGCGCGGTGATGCACAAGGTGATCCTGGCCGCGCTCGCTGACTTCGGGATCAGGTCCGATGACCCGCGCATCCCCCTGGTGCTGCCAGGCCGCATCCGCCAGCTCACGATGGGCGAGGTGGCATGACCTGGGCAGCTAGGGTTTGAACCGTGATCGTATCACGGAGCCATATCCGCGCAACGGGACGCAACGGGGCACCCCGGACGCCGTTGCGGGGAAGATCACACGAGAGAGGTAACCATGTCAGCAGACCCGCCGGACGACTATGACTGGCGCGCACTAGCCGGGATGCTCGGGCACGCGCTTCAGCGTCACCTCACCGCCAACTGCGACGAGTCCACGCACGAGGACGCGACCACGGTAGGCGCATGGCGCATCGTTGAGCGCCGCGCCGTGGACGCGGAGAAACGCGCCGCCGCGCAGCCGGACGTGCCTAAGCCACGGGAGGGCAGCAACGGTGCGTGACATCCCCCTGGACTCCGACCGCCTGGTGGCAGCGGTGGACCTGGTAGGACGCGCCGGAGCACGCATGTTCCAGGTCGGCTACCTGCACGACGACGTGCCCTTCGAGCTGGCCGGGTGGTACGCGTACGCCCAGTACAAGGGCGCGCGGATCAGCGCGGACAACTTCTCCTCACCCGATGATGCGGCGGAGGCGCTGGCGATGAAGCTGCTCACCGGGGCGCGGTGCGCGTGCGGGAAGCTAGTCCAGCTCCGGGCGGACGGCGCGGTCGCGTTTGAGCGTCCTACGATGGTGGACGGCACGGTGTGGACTGCGGAGCAGGCAGCCGCCGCAGGGCTGTGCCGGTGGAGGCGCGACGGGCGCACCTGGCACCCCGACCACGAGCCGGTGTCGGTGGACATGCCGCGCGGGATGAGGTGATCGCCATGCACGAAGCCAGCACACCAGACGGCGGGAAGATGTGGCAGGTCTGCCCGTACCCCGACGTCCTCGCTGACCTGGTGGCACGCTGTGACTACCGGGCGCATGAGGGCTGGTCGATGCGCCTGGTGGACATGGAACGAGACCCCGGCTCGCGTGGCCTCACGCTGGTGATCACGCGCAGCGGCCCCGACAGCTATCACCTGGACCGGGTCATGCGCGTGGCGCACTACTTCCCGGTGCCGCCCGCGACGTTCGATGAGCGGAGCTGGCGCAGGTGGCTGTTCGACAGGTGCGGCGACGTGGACACGCACGAGCGCATGGAGCTGTTCAAGATCGACGGCGTGCCGGTCTACCCGCCAGCGCACGGGCCGGGGAACTCCCCGTACCTGGTGCTGGAGTACGGCACGGACGTGGACAGGCGCACATCCTTCCGGGGTGACCTCAACCCGGCGTAGTGTGGTTGGCGAGGTACGGCGGACACCAATCCTCACCTGGCCCGCGTTCGGCGCTGGACGCGGGCCAGTGCCATGCGCGCGATCTCAGGGCGGCGCTCACGGGTCGTTTCCCAGCGGCCACGAGTAATGACACACCCCACTGCTACCATCGCGCCTAGCGCCGTCCCGCACTCCCGTCACGGGAGTCACCTTCCGTCGTCCCAGGCCAGTCATGTGATGACGCGTGGTAGCAGGTGGCGGTGTGGCCAGGACCGCGCCACAGCCGTACGCTCATGCCATGCGGAGCGCGGTCTCACCATGGGAGTACACGGCGCGCATGTTCGAGGCGCGCAGACGCCGGTACGCCAACCCCGGTCACCTCGCCGCCGCGCTCGATCCGCGCACGAACACGTCTCCCGCGCTCGACCTCATCGACGCCGCGCTCACGTCCCTGATGGCAGCGGACTCGCCCGTGAACGCGCTCGCCGTGTTCCTGCCACCGCAGGAGGGCAAGTCGCAGAAGTGCTCACGCCGGTTCCCCGAGTGGCTACTCGACCACGACTCGACGGTGCGCGTGGCCATCGTCAGCTACGAGCAGGACATGGCGCTCAGGTGGGGCCGTGACATCAAGCAGGACGTGAAGCTGTACCCGTGCCGGTCGGTGGCAGCGCACGGTGAGTGCGACCGCGCATGCGGCGGCCTGCACATCAGCATCCGCCAGGACTCCGCTGCCGCCGGGAGGTGGGAGACACCAGCCGGGGGAGGTGTCTACTGCGTCGGCGTCGGCGGTCCTCTCACCGGACGCCCGGTCGATGTGCTGATCATTGATGACCCGGTTAAGGACCGCGCCGCAGCGGAGTCACAGAAGATCCGTGACACCACCTGGGATTGGTGGGAGTCCGTCGCGCTCACCCGTCTCGCGCCGAACGCTCGGGTGGTGCTCATCCAGACCCGCTGGCATGAGGACGACCTGGCGGGCCGGATCTTCTCCCGTCCGTCTCCGCTGGAGTGGCGCAAGCTAGTCATCCCGGCGATCGCAGAAGACGATGACCCGCTCGGGCGCAGCCCCGGCGAGGAGCTGCCTAGCGTCCGGCAGCGCGTGGCCGGGTACTTCCGCAGGCTCAAGGCGACGATGAGCGCCTACGTGTTCAGTGGTGTCTACCAGCAGTCACCCACCGCGCCGGAGGGCAATTTCTTCCGCCGCCAGACGTTCCGCTACTGGCGCGAGCAGGCATCATGGCAGGACGGGCGGGAGCGCATCGACCTGGAGGGCATGCCCGTCACCCTCGCTGACTGCTGGCGGTTCATCACGATGGACTTCGCCGCGAGCACACGCTCCTCCGCTGACTACACCGTGGCCTCATGCTGGGCGATCGACATGTCCGGCAACCTGATCCTCCTCGACCGCGCCCGTGCGCGCATCCCCGACCATGAGCACTTCGCCATGTGCGACCCGCTGCGGCGCAGGTGGGCAGCGGAGCAGGTGTACGTGGAGGCGAACTGGTGGAGCAGCACGTTCGTGCAGGACGCGCTGGACCGTGGCGTCCCGGTCGCGCCGATCCGCGCGGACACGGATAAGGTGACGCGCGCTATCCCGGCGGCGGGACGCGTGCACTCCGGCAAGGTGTGGTTTCCCGCGCAGGCGGAGTGGCTGGACGAGTGGTGCGACGAGCTGGCGATCTTCCCGCAGGGCGCGCACGATGACCAGGTGGACACCCTCTCGTACGCCGCCCGGATCGTCGCGCACGAGTGGACTCCGGCAGCCACGCAGCCACGTCAGGGCGTGTCCACGTGGGAGGCCGCGGTGAACGCTGCGGCGCACTCAGCGACAGGTGACGGGCACGGAGACCTTGACATCATGGGTGTGCCGTACTAGGCGCATCGTCGCAGCGTGCCGTACACTGCCGTCGTAACAGGTGCCCTGCGTGAGCGCCCAGGCCGGGGTCATAGCAGCGTCGTCATCCCCGGATCAGGGCGGGCAGTCATGTGACCACACCCACGCGGGCAGCACTCCCGACACGCGATATCGGCGTGCCGGACCTCGCCTACGGGACGTGGGGGCAGGGGCTCCTCTCCGAGTGGTGGGAGACCACCGCCGACCTCATCTGGCCGCAGTCGGTGATCACGTACGGGCGGATGCGGAACGATCCTCAGCTCAAGGCTGTGCTCGGCGCGTTCATGCTGCCCATCTACCGCGCGACGTGGGTGCTCGATCCCACGGGCTGCCGCGATGAGGTGGTGCAGCTCTGCTCCGATGACCTCGGCGTGTCCGTCCTCGGCGGTGATGACGCACCCGGACCCGCACGCCGTCGCGGCGTGATCTGGCACCGGCACCTCCGGTCAGCGCTAGGCATGCTCACCTACGGGCACAGTATCTTCGAGCGCCGGTACGAGATCCGCGAGGATGGCATGGCGCACCTGGCGAACCTCGGTGAGCGCATGCCGTGGACGGTGGCGCGGATGCACATCGGCCACGACGGGATCATGCAGGACATCACGCAGACGACGCAGGAGGAGCCGATCCCGGCTAACCGCCTCGCCTGGTACGCGTACCAGCAGGAGGGCGCGAACTGGGCCGGTATCTCCATGCTCCGGCCCGCGTTCGGCGCGTGGCTCCTGAAGCACGAGACGTGGCGGGTGCACGCGACGAGCATCCGCCGGTTCGGCATGGGAGTGCCGTACGTGGAGGCACCTCCGGGCGCGTCACAGCAGCAGGTTCAGCAGGCGCGTGACCTAGCCGGTGCGATGCGCGCCGGGGATCAGGCGGGGGTGGGTCTCCCCGCCGGGTTCAAGCCGCTGCTCATGGGGCTCACCGGGTCCGTGCCGGACGCGCTCGGGTTCATCCAGTACCTCGACCGGGCGATGGCGAAGATGGTGCTCGCCGGTCTCATCGAACTCGGCCAGACGGAGACAGGCTCACGTGCGCTAGGCGAGACGTTCCTCGACCTGTTCCTGCTGGCGCTTCAGGCCGTGGCCGACGAGGTGGCCACCACGGCGACGTCCGGGTGGCCTGGCATGCCCGGTATCCTCACCGACCTCGTTGACCAGAACTGGGGTGAGGATGAGCCCGCGCCGCGCCTGGTGTGCACGGACGTCGGGGAGAACTACGAAGTCACGGCGGAGGCCATCGCCAAGCTGATGCAGTTCGGCGGGCTTCAGGGTGATGAGTCCCTCGACCAGTGGATTCGCAAGGCATGGCGGTTCCCGAAGCGCGAGACCCCGTACGTCACGCTGCCCGCGCTGCCCCCGACCCCGCCTCCGGAGTCGAAGACTCCTCCCGTGCTGCCTTCCGGCGGGCCTCTCCCCGCTGCGCCCGAAGGGGCACCATCCCCGCCCCCGGCGCAGGCCCGCCGGAAGGTGGCGGCACGCGCGGCCAGCGCGAAGGTGCGCGCGGAGCAGATCAAGGCTTCGGGGTGGGACTCCACCGGGCACCAGCACGACTGGCAGCACGCACTCGACGGGCTGGTGCTGGCGTGGAAGGATGTCCAGATCACGCAGCGGAACGCGCTCACAGACGCCGTGGTGGAGGCCGTGCGGAAGGACCGGACGGACTGGCTCGCGCTCGCGCCTCCCCCGCTAGGCGACGGACCTGACCTGCTCGCCGCCGCGATGGCGCAGGTGGCTAACAGCGGCGTGTCGTCGGCTATCCGCGAGGCGGCGTCTCAGGGTGTGGTGATCGACCCCGAGCGCGTGCACGTGGACACGGCGCGCTTCGCTAAGGTGGCGACCGCACGCGCGTCCATGCTCGCGCAGGGCATGGCGCAGGCAGCGTCTACCAAGGCGCTTCAGGTGGCGGCTGCTGAGCCTGGAGACCAGCCGCCCTCAGTGCCTCCGGTGCCAGTGCACCCGGCCACACCGAAGGCACCGAAGCCACCTCCGCGCCAGACGAAGCAGCCGCCGCCACCTCCCCCGCCGCCGCCTCCGCTGCCCATCGTGCCCATCACCCCGGATGATGCCGGAGACTTCGTGGACGCGTCGATCCAGGCGATGTCAGGCAGGTCGCTGTGGGATCAGCTAGGCGCGGCGCTCACGATGGCGCAGAACACCGGGCGCGTGGCGGTGATGGAGGCAGCGCCGGAGAGTGCGGGCACGGCTAAGTACGTGGCGTCGGAGACGCTGGATCAGAACACGTGCGATGAGTGCGCGGGCGTTGACGGCACGGAGTACGACACGCTGACCGACGCTGAGGCGGCGTATCCCACGGGAGGCTACGTGAACTGTGAGGGATTCGCGCGCTGCCGTGGCACCGTGATAGCGATCTGGGGTGGTGACGGTGGCGGATGACGTGACGGTCCCGGCGCTGGCGACGGTCTCGGACGTGGACATCCTGGCCGCTGGCACGTGGAAGCTGTCCACGGGCGAGGCCACGTTCACCACCGACGACCTCGCGCATGCGGTGGAGGCCAGCCAGTGTCCCGCTGTGGGCGCTCCCGTGCTGAAGCTCGGGCACATCGACCCGCGCTTCGATGGTGAGCCGGCGGTCGGGCGCGTGGCGAACATGAGCCTGAACACTAGCGGGAACAAGATCACGGGTGACCTGGCCGGTATGCCGGGATGGCTCGGGGAGGTCATCAGTTCCGCGTACCCGAACCGGAGCGTGGAGGGCACCTGGGATTTCATCTGCCAGATCGGCCACACGCACCCGTTCGTCATCACCGCCCTGGCGCTGCTCGGCGTGGCCGCGCCTGGCGTGGGTGTGCTGGGCTCACTTGAAGATGTGGGCTCGCTGTTCGGTGTCAGCGCCTCCGCTGGCAACGGTCGGACATGGATCACGGAGGGAGGGCCGAGGATGGCCGGGCAGGTGATGGCAGCCGGGGTGACCACGGAGGACGTGCGCCGCGCGTACTACGCGTCACCGCAGGTCGGCTACAGCATGTGGATTACCGAGATGCAGATGGACCCGCCGCAGCTCATCGTCGCTGATGAGGCTACGAACAAGGTGTACCGGGTGCCGCTGTCGATCGACAACGGTGAGGTGATGTTCGGTGAGGCGGTGGAGGTGGCCGTCGAGTACGTGGACGTACCCGAGCCGGTCGCTGCCAGCGGCAGGGGCAAGCGCCTCACCTACGCGTCACGCGAGGAGTCACGCAAGGGAGTGCGGGCCGCGGATTCGTGGGACGGGGGGCAGGCGCAGAAGAACCTGGGCGATGACCCCACGTCGGCGCAGCTCAAGGCGCTGTACGCGCTCCCGGCGGACACGAAGTCGGACTCCAAGCTGCCGCACCACGAGGTGTCCACGGACGGGAAAGTAGGCGCAGCGAACACGACCGCGTGCTCCTCCGCTATCGCCGCGATCAACGGCGGGCGTGGTGGCATCAAGGGGATCGGCGCGGCGGACCTCAAGAGCGCGTACAACCACCTGGCGAAGCACCTCACGGACGCGGGGCAGGAAGCACCGGACTACTCGGGGCCATCGGCCAGCGGGTCCGGCGGGCACGGCGTGCTCGGCTCCACCGATGAGCCGCTGACCCACTCGCACCCGCACTCGTCATTCGGGAGCCAGGGCGGGGACAAGACACACACCCACGAGCACACGCACGCGGGTGACGGATCGCACGCTCATGCGCACGGTGATGCGACGGCGGGCAGGACAGGAAAGGGAGGCACGGACGTGGAGTTCACGGACGAGCAGAACACCAGCCTGCGGGCATCGCTCGGGCTGGATGACGACGAGGAGCTGACCCCGGAGGTCATCGCCAACGGCGCGCAGATGCTCCGGCAGCGCGTCGATGCCAAGGGTTCGGCACGCGCCTCGCTGCCACCGGGCACGATGACGGTGGACCGTGAGGCATGGGACGCGCTTCAGCGCAAGGTGCAGGCGGGGGAGAACTTCCGCGCCGAGTCCATGCGCAACCAGCGTGACGAGGTGATCGGGGAGGCGATCCGGCAGGGGAAGTTCTCCGCGTCCCGCCGCCCGCACTGGCAGCGTCTCTGGGACAAGGACCCGGAGGGCACGCGCGAAGTGCTCGCGTCACTTCAGAAGAACGTCGTCCCGGTGGACGACATCGGCTCGCCGGGTGGCTCCGATGAGGAGCTGCTCGACTCCGAGTACAGGTCGCTGTTCCCTCCCGGTTCCACCGGGGCCGAGACACAGCACGCGGGTTAGCCGGTTACGCGTCATGGCCGATTACACGCCGGTCCAGTTCCCGGCCAGGGTGATCACCTCCACCCTGACCGTTGCCTGCTCTGGCGGCGATCTCCTCGCCGTCAGTGGCAGCGGGACGGTGGCTCCGGCGTGGGCTGGCGTGCAGGGTGCGTTCGTGGGTGTGGCGGCGGTGGACGGGCAGCCGGGGGACCGGGTGACGTTCTTCGCGCGTGGTTTCGTGCACGAGAGCATCAGCGACGGCGTGGTGACGGCGGGCGACATGATGACGCCATCGCTGACACCGGGCCGTGGGGTGGCTACCGCAGCAGCGGGGACACTCGGCCAGTACATCATCGGTTGGGCGCTCACCAGCGCACCCGACAACAGCATGGTCAGGTGGATGGAAGCATGACGCTAGGGGAAGTTCGGGCGGGCGTACGCGCCGTACAACAAGAGGGAGTTCTGAGGAGGGACGACCATGGGTGACTACAACCTCGTCCGCGACGACGACGCGCAGAGCTACACGGCAGGCGCAGCGATCACGGGCGGGCAGCTTCTGGAGGTCTCCGCCGATAACACGGTGATCCCGGCAGGCGGGGTGAACCGCGCCGTATTCGTCGCGGCGCATGACGCGGGCACGGGGCAGCGGGTGACGTGCTGGGGCTTCGCAGGGCGCGTGCATGAGACTCCGGTGACGGGGACGAAGGCACTCGTCGCCGGTAACCCGGTGATCGCTGCTGCTGCGGGCGCGCTCGACACGGCAGCGCTGGCCACGTCAGCAGCGGCGGGCACGCTCCTCGGGGTGTGCACGCGGGGCGGAACAGGTCCGGCCAAGGCGCAGTGGGTCGCCCTCTAAGGGGCGGCGCGCTCACGGCGCAGGGAAACACACACTCGAAGGGAGTGAGAGACCATGCCAGGTACGTACCCGGCACCACCGCCGACCTTGTCCGGTGATCTTGAGACCATTAGCCGGTTTCTCCAGTCACCCACGCAGATCAGGCGCAGGCTCCGTGACTACACGGATCTCCGGTTCGTCAGTGACCAGCTCCTCACGCAGCGGTTCAGGACGAGTGGCGGCGCGGCACTCTATGAGATGTCCGAGCCGTTCATCACTGACCGCCCGGTGGAGGCGGTAGGCGCTGGCGCTGAGTACCCATTCGCCAACATGCCCACGGGCACGGCGGCTATCGCGTCGGTGGCGAAGTGGGGCCAGAAGGTGCGCGTAACGGACGACGAGATCGCCCGGAACGTGTACGCGGGGCAGACCGTGGACCGCTGCCTGCGCAAGCTGGTGAACTCCATCATCAAGCAGGTGGACGGCGTGACCATGAGCGCGATGGCAAGCGCGGTGACGCAGAACGTGGCGGCGGCGGGCACGGGCGCGCTGAGGTGGGGGCAGGCGGCGTCGGCTACGCGCACGATGCTGTTCGACATCCTCTCAGCGAAGGCAGCGATCTACGGCCTGAACCTGGGCTACAAGCCGGACACGTTCGTGATCAACGACATCGGCTACGCGCTCATGATGTCCGACACGATCATCACGAACGCACTCCAGCGCGAGACGCGCAGCAGCCCGGTTTACACGGGCGAGATGGATGTCATCGGCGGGCTCGGGATCATCGTGACGCCGAACATCCTCGACCCGTACGTGCTCGACTCCACGCAGCTCGGCGGCATGGCCGACGAGATGGACGGGGCTCCGGGCTATGCCATGGATCAGCTCGCCGTCCAGGTGAAGTCGATCCGGCTCGACAGCAACGACGCGTGGGACCTTCAGGGCAGGCGCAAGACGGTGCCTATCGTGCAGGAGCCAGGCGCGGCGTGCTCGATCCAGAACGCGATCCGGTGAGCGCGACGGCGTACAGGGTCACGGGCGCGTACGTGACCGTGAAGACGGAGACGGCTGACGGCATGCGCATCATCGGACTCTACGCTGGTGCCCCGGTGCCAGCGGACGCGTCCGACGAGTGGGTGAAGCATCACCTGTCGTCAGGTCTGATCGAGGAGGTGGCCTCACCCGCTCCCGCAGCGGAAGCCGCCGAGGAGAAGACACCCGCCAGGCGCACGGCGCATAAGGCGGAGTGAGCCATGACGGAAGTGTGGGCACCCGAGCTGACGGACGTTGCCCGTCACATCCCGACGCGGACGCGCGACAGCACGTCTCCTGGGAGTGACACGCTGCTCGGCACCTTCACCGCTAACACCACGCCCACGGACACGCAGGCGCAGCAGATCATCGATGACACGGTGGCGGCGCTCGTGGCTGACGTTGGCGAGATGCCTACGGCGGATGCCCTCACTCCGGAGATTCAGGTAGCAGCGAAGCAGGCCGCGGAGTGGCGCGCTGCTGCTGACATCGAGATCGCGTACCCGAACCGGGACGCGGACATTCGCACGTACGCGGCGCTCGATGCGCGTGCGGGTGATGCGCTCGACACGCTGAAGCGCGTCCTGGCTGAGCATGGTGCCGGGATCGTGGATGCCTACCCCGAGTGGGCGATGCCGGACCCGCCGCCGTGGGGCGACGAGTCGCCTGGGTCGGGGACGAACTACCTCCTGCGGCGCTGGGGGTGGCAGTGATGGCGGGTGAGGTCAGGGTCGAGTATGACGCCGCCGCGATACGCATGGTGGCGCGTGACCGTGCTGTCCTCGCTGCCATGGACAGGCTCGCGGGGGAGGCGGTCAGGACGATGAAGCGCCTCTGCCCGGTGTCCCCGGTGCTCCCGGTGTACGCGCAGCCAGTGCCTCTCGGGCGCTCCACCGGACCTGTGTACGGCGGGGGAGGCGCACGGCATAAGGGAGTCCGCTACCAGGCGGGGGCATCGCGCAGCAGGCGACGTCTCCCCGGCGATCTCCCGCTGCCAGCGAGCGGCACGCTGCGCACGTCGGTGCACTCATTCAGGCAGGGTGACGGGTCCATAATCATCGGCCCGACAGCGCCGTATGCCCGCTACGTGAACGACGGGACACCTCCACATGAGATCCGCTCGACAGGCCCGTGGCCACTGCGCAACAGGGCTACGGGGCAGGTTTTCGGGCGGGTGGTGCAGCACCCCGGAACGGAGGCGGTGCACTTCGTGCAGCGCACCGCTGACTCGCTCAACGGATGGAGTGCGCACGTATGAGCATCGCCGCCGAGTCCGCTCTCCGTGCCTGGGTGAACGCGCGGGGTGACCTGGTGGGCAACGGTAACCCGCTGTCGCGTGGCGCGTACCTGCTTCACCAGCGGTCCCCTGCCGATGGCTCGTATGCCGTCCTCACGCGCACCCCGGAGCAGCCCGACTCTCCGGTGGCGGAGGATAACCAGGTGGCGCGGGCGCGTCTCATGGCGCAGGTGTACGGGGGCACCACGGACACGGCTGAGACCGCCGCCGCTGCGCTCCGGTCAGCGTGGGAAGACTTGCAGGGCTGCCCGCAGCGCGTGCCGAACACGAACGTCATCATCCTCGTGGCCGATGGCCATGTGGGTCCGGTGTGGGTGCCGATGCCGCCTGACTCCGGTGAGCTGTACTGCTTCAGCGTGGAGGCCGAGTTCGTGATGTGCGAGGACGAGTCATGAGCACCCTGGTACCCATCCCCGTGAGCCGGCTTGCTGGCGCTGACCTTAAGGCACCACTGATCCAGTGCGCTGCCGGTGACATCTTCCCGGCGGGCGGGCACATCTTCCTGCGCGTGCAGAACGGCGCGGCGCAGCCCATCTACATCGTTGCGAACGTGACGCAGCCAGGGCCGAACGGGACGTCGATCACGGGCTTTCAGCTAGCGCCCACGATCCCGGTGGGAGGGGACAGGATGTTCGGCCCGTTCCCTTCCGTGCCCTTCGCTGACCCAACGGACGGATACGTGCACGTCGGCTACTACGGCGGCGGCGTCACGGGGTGCCTGGTCGGTGTCTACGCGCTGGCCACTACGTGAGTTCGGAGGAGACATGACAGCGTATGTGCCAACGGTCGTGTCACGCGTGGCGGGCGTGGACATGACGGCTGCCGGTGTGGCGGTGGCGAACAACGACACGTTCCCGCCAGGTGACCGTATCTATCTTCGCGTGAAGAACGCGGGCGCGGGCGCGGTGACGGTGACGGTCATTAACGCGGGGGCCAACGCGGGACCGTCCGGCACGTTCCTCGCGCCGCTGGCCTTGGCCCCGGCTGTGGCAGCAGCCGGGGACAGGCTATACGGTCCTTTCCCGGCGTCCACCTTTGCCGATCCCAGCGATGGGCAGGTGCACGTGTCCTTCAGCGCGGTCGCGTCCGTGACCGCGCTGGCGTACCAGATGAGTTAGGGAGGCGCGAGACATGCCAGGACATCGCAGGGCAGTGCCACCGGCAGCGCCGGAGCCGGATGAGGTCACGGTGCCTCCGTACTACGTGGCGACGGAGGACCTGTTCGTGTGGCATCCGGAGGCTGGCACGATGCCGGTGGCAGCGTTCCGGAAGGGCGATCAGGTGGAGCCGTCGCTCGTGGAGCCGAACGGGTGGGGTGGGAAGGTGGAGGTGCCGGAGCAGTTCGCCGGGCAGCTCTCCGCGCCTGCCTCACCGGACACAGAGAGCACCCCGGCCAGCGAGGCTGAGGGCGGAGGGAGTGAGTAAGCATGGCACGCGGCAACCCGCAGAACCTCGCCCTCGGGCCGGGTTACCTCTACATGGGAGACATCGGCACGCCGGAGATCGTGGATCTCGTGACGGCATGGGCCACGGTGTCCCCGAACTGGAAAGCACTCGGGTACACGGAGCAGGGCTCGCTGTTCAAGTACGCGCTGGCGACTAACCCGGTGCAGGTGGCGGAGGAGCTGGACCCGGTGCAGATAGCCACCACGGGCCGCACGTCTACGGTGACGTTCATGCTCGCGGAGCTGACTGCCACCAACCTGATGCGCGCGGCGAACGCGCCTAGCTCGGCGCTGACGGCGGGCACGGGGATCACGAGCTTCGAGCCCCCGGACCTGGGCACGGAGGTCAGGCGCATGCTCGGCTTCGAGTCCGAGGATCATACGGAGCGGTGGCTATTCCGTCAGTGCTTCCAGACAGGTGACATGTCCATCCAGCGTCAGAAGGGCGCGGCGAACGCGACGATCAGCGTGGAGTACACGCTGGAGAAGCCCGCGTCGGGGGCGAAGCTGTTCAAGGCGATCCTGGCTTCCCCGCAGCGCACGATCTGAGTCCTGAGCCCGTTCCGTACTCCCATGGCGGGAGTGCCATCCGGCGGCTCACGGGCGTACGGTGGCGGGAAGTGTAATCAGGTGTCCCGCGCCGCTCCGCGAGTCACGGTGCCGCTGCGGGCCGCACGGATGGAGGGCACAGCACATGCGCGAGTTCACGTCACACCCTGCCGGGGACGAGGAACCGGAGGAGCCCCTAGCGCCACGCGTGCCCGACTTCACCTTCACCCTGGACAAGGTGGAGTTCGGGTGCGAGATGCGGACGGACGCGGATGCCATCCTCGCCTGGTCGGAGCTGGCGGGGGACGCGGCTGTCGGTGATGAGATCGACGTGCGGAGCGCTGCGGGCGTGGCGTTCACGGCGCGTTTCTTCCGGCTCATGATGCCGGGTGAGGAGTACCGGAAGTTCCGCGCGCACCTGCGCCGTGAGCGCACCGACCCCGACGTGCTGGTGGCGATCATGCAGCAGATTAACGCGGAGATGGAACGGGCGGTGAACGAGAGCACGTCGCGCCCTACGAGTCGGTCGTCATCCTCCTCAGATGGAGCCGTGGAGACGGCCGAGCGCAGGTTGCAGATCATCTCGCTTCCGGAGGGAGACGTCGAGTTCGCGGACCCGCCGCTGCACCGGGCACCACGCGCATCGGCGCGGCGTCCGCAGGACCACAAGCGCAAGCGGACCCGCACGCGGCGTACAGCGTTAGGGAGGTGTGCGATGCAGCCGAGGTCACCTGGGGTGAGCTGGCGGACAGGCAGGACATGCTCCGCCTGCTCGCCGGTCTGTGCCAGGGTTTCGGCGCGTCGGGGCTCATGGAGTACACCCCGCCGTCCGAGCAGCTTGCGGAGCTGCTCCGCCCCGAGGATGAGCCCGTGGCGGGTGACCCGGAGGCGAGGCGCGCTGAGGTGGTCAGGCTGATGAACGCGGTAGGCGGGGAGGTGAGCTAGTGCCCTCGATCGCTGACGTGTTCGTGCGCCTCCGGGTGGATCAGAAGGTGTTCACGGAGGATGTCCACACCGCTGTCAATGAGGTGGTGACGGAGGAGTCCGCGAGCATGCGCGAGCAGGGCAAGGTCGCGGGCCGTGAGATGGCGGGCGGCGTGTCCGAGGGTGCTAAAGAGCACGTCGCCACGGAGGGGAAGAAAGCGGGCGCGGAGGCGGGCGGGGAGTTCGGGAAGTCGCTGGGCGAGACCATGGCCTCCGCGTCGATGGCGGTGTTCGGCGCGGAGGGTGTCTTCGAGCTGTTCAAGGACGGCGTGAAAGAGGCGCGCACTGAGGGCTGGGCTCCGCTTCAGCAGGCGGCGAAAGACGCCCGTATCGAGTGGTCTAAGTTCCGTCCCGAGGTGGAGGACACCGGGGCGAAGATGGCGAAGCTCGGCTTCACGCAGGGTGAGGTCAACGCCGGGATGCTGCGCCTGGTGACGTCCACGGGCAGCAGCGAGACGGCGATCAAGGCGATGAGCGTGGCGGCGGACCTGGCGCGCTATAAGCACATCGATCTCGCGCAGGCGTCGGACACGCTGGCGCGTGCCGCGTCGGGGAACACGCGTGCGCTCGCGCAGCTAGGCATCTCGGCGTCGGCGCTGCCGAAGCACTTCAAGTCAACGGGTGATGCAGCCTCACGCACCGAAGAGGTCATGGGGCTGATGGAGAAGCGGATCGGGGGGCAGGCGACCGCGTACATAGGCACGTTCGGCGGGAAGATGGACGCGCTGCACGCGCAGCTAGCGAACACGTCCGCGACCGCTGCCTCTCAACTGCTGCCCGCATTCTCGGCGCTGGCGGGGATGCTCACGAACACGCTGCTCCCGGCGTTCACGAAGGTGATCGGCTACATCACGAACGATGTCGGCCCGGTGATCGCGCGGATGTACGACTGGCTTAAGGGCACGTCGATGCCAGCGAAGATCCTGTCGTCCATCCTCATCGGCCTTGCTGCCACGATCGGCACGGTGGTAGTGGCGATGAAGATCTGGGAGGCGGCGACTAAGGCATTCACGGCGGTGCAGGAGGCGCTCGACGTCGTGCTCATGGCGGACCCGCTCGTGCTCGTGGCCGTCGCCATAGCCGCGCTCGTGGTCGGGTTCGTGATCCTCTACAAGCGCAGTAAGGAGTTCCGCGACTTCATCCAGACGGCGCTTCAGGACATCAGCAAGTGGTTCTTCGACGCGTGGCACGCGATCGACCGTGACCTCATCCAGCCGCTAGTCAATTTCTTTACGAAGACGATCCCGCACGTGTTCGGTGACGTGCTCACGTTCCTGAAGACATGGGGGCCGCTGCTCCTCACGTTCATCATCGGGCCGTTCGGCGCGGCGGTCGTGTGGATGGTGCTGCACTGGTCGCAGACGCAGAAGTGGCTCACCGCCGCGTGGAATGCTTTCCTCGGCGTGGTGAAGACGGTCTGGAACGCGATCAGCGGCGCGGTGATGCTCATCTGGAACAAGCTGTGGGCAGCGGCGCAGGCCGCGTGGGACGTCATCAAGACGTTCTTCCATGACGAGTGGACGGGCTGGGTCCGCATCGTGCAGGCGCTCTGGCAGGCGGTGTCGGACGCGATCATGCTGATCTGGCACGCGCTCATGGACGTGGATAAGGGGATCGGCTGGCTGTGGTCGCACCTCAAGCAGTGGTTCCATGACGAGTGGACGGGCTGGCTGAACATCCTCCACACGCTCTGGAGCGCCATCACGGGCGCGGTGATGTGGGAGTGGAACGGTTTCGTCAACGGGATCAAGGGCTCGTGGAACACGCTCGCCGGGTGGTTCTCGACGGTGTGGAACACGTTTAAGACAACGGCGTCGGCGGCGTGGGGGCTCATCGTCGGCGCGATCTCGACGGTGTGGACGGGCATCAAGGACGTCATCGAAGCGCCGATGAAGATCATCGTCAAGTACGTGTGGAATCCGTTCGCCTCGGTGGTCAATAAGGTGCACGATTTCCTCGGCACGCCGACACTGCCCACGGTGTCGATGACGGGCTGGCAGACGGGCGGTCGCGTGGGCGGTGGCTATGGCGGGGGTGATGTGGTGCCCGCGCTGCTGGAGCCCGGAGAGGCCGTGGTCGATAAGGTGACGACGGCGCGGAACGCGTCCACCCTGGCGCGCTGGGGGGTGCCCGGATTCCAGCTCGGCGGCATCGTGCACTTCGCTAAGTCCGTCGTCGGTGGTGCGCTTCACGGCGCTGAGGCAGCGGGTCACTGGGCGACGGAGAATGTCCCCGGACTGTCCACGCTCGTTGGCCTCATCCACTCGGCGTCGGAGCTGATCGGGCCGATACGGAGCGCGGTGGAGACGCTAGTCGCGCTCCCGGCGAAGCTGGCGCAGACGGACAAGATGAAGTTCAACATTCCCGAGAAAGAGATGAAGAAGATCCTGTCCGGCGCGGTGCACTACGTGACCTCGCACATCGAGTCGATGTTCTCCGGTGGCAGCGGTGCGCTCGGGGGCTCGTACGGCGGCGGGCAGGCGCTCCTGAACTACTTCCTGTCCAAGCAGGGGCACCCGTACTCCCAGACGCTCGGGCGGTATGGTCCCACCTACTTCGACTGCTCGGGGCTGCTCTACACAGCGGCACGCGCCGCTGGCATTCCGCTGCCGCAGTCCTCCAGCGTGGCCGCGTCGGAGGCGGACTGGTTTGCGTCCTACGACGGTGACAAGCTCATCCGCACGCAGGCGCAGCTCATGGCAGGCGACATCGTGTTCCAGCGGGGCGCAGATCCCGGCCCGTCGCGTTTCGGGGGCATCGGGCACGTCGGGATGGCCATGGGTCCGAACCGCCAGGTGAGCGCGCTGGGCACCGCGTACGGGGTGACGCAGAGCAACATCGGCGGCTTCGTCGTGGGTGTGCGCCTCCCGCCGCCGCCGAGCTTCACCGGAGTCGCCGGGGCGACGACGATGGCGCACGGAGTCCTTCCGGCGAACTGGAAGTACATCACCGATTTCCTGGTGGCGCACGGCTACTCCCCGTGGGCCGCTGCGGGCATAGCCGGGAACATCATGGCGGAGTCGGGAGGCAACCCGGAGTCCACCGAGATCGGGGGAGGCGGCGGTCAGGGGCTCATCCAGTGGACGGGGACGTGGCCGGGGCCGGGTCCGTCGCCCATCACGGGGAACATAGCGCGTGACCTGTTCACGCAGATGAACGCGATCCTGACGTACAACAGGCAGCGGGGTCCGGGCGCGATGGCGCAGCTCATGCGCTCCACCTCACCGAAGCTGGCGGCGGACGCGTACCTGTACTTGTTCGAGGCACCGCGTGACCCGTCGCAGTCCATCGGCTTGCGTGAGTCGTCAGCGAACGCGGTCGCGGCGGCGATGCACCTCCCCGGTTACATGCGGGGCGGTAAGGTGCGCCATTACCAGTTCGGCGGGCCGATACCGGAGCCTGTGGTGGGGCTCGGTCCCTCGGGGACTAACTACACGTTCGAGGCGGGCGAGTGGGTGCTTAACACGCAGGGCGGCGGCGGTGACGTGATCATGGAGCTGCGGAAGCTGCGCGCCACCATGGAGCAGGTGCCTGGCAAGGTGGCGGCGGGCGTGACGAAGGCGATGAACGCTCCGTCTAGCGCACTCGCGCAGGCGGCGAGGCTGGGGGCGAGGTAGTGGCTACGGGGTACAGGTACGCGGACGCGTTCTGCCTGGTGACGTACACGAGCGCGGACGGGGGGACGACGGCTCAGGTGTGGAACGGCCAGGACGGTCCTGCCCCGTCGTCAGTGGTGGTGTCGGGACTGGTGTGCGGGAAGACTTCGAGCGTGTTCCAGGGTCCGGCGTACAGCCCGCCGGGAGGTGTGCTCGGGGTGTATAAGACACCCTCCGCCCCGGTCGTCGTGCCTGGCGTGGTGAAGCACACGCTCGGCTGGCCCGGTCAGGCGTACGTGAGGTGAGGCATGGCTGACTCGCTGCTGCTGGCGCATCACTTCGAGCTGCTCGGCGGCGGGGTGGTGTCTAACCTGCCGATGTGCGCGGGCGCGATCTTCCGGCTGGGCACGCAGTACACGTTCGGCAGCCCGCAGCCCGTGATTGACTTCACGATGTCGCTGATGGGCGACGGGGAGCGGCCCGTGGGCTGGCGGATGTCTAACCGCAGCTTTGACATTCCCGTGGTGATCATCGTGCCGAACACGGGCGATCCTGTGGCCGACAGGCTCACCCTGGCAGGTGCGCGCGAGGCGATCCTCTCCGCGATCGACGTGGATGAGTTCCAGCTTCAGTGGGCTCCCGATGGGTCCAACGGGGCGCGGAACACGGTCTTCGAGTGCTGGCGCGCGAAGGCGGCGACGGTCACGTATGACGTGAAGAACGACAAGCAGCGCCTAGCCGAGCTGGTGCTCTCGTTCGACGCCATGCCCTACGGGCGCTCCGATGACCTCTCGTACCTGTACTTCGATAGCCCGCTGGCCGGTGACCTTCAGCCTCTCGTGCCGGTGGTGATCGATGACTACTCCACCGTTGGCAGCAGCACGCAGGGCGCGTGGTGGAGTCAGGCTCCGGTGAGCGCAGCGGCGTACGGGACGCAGGTGGGGAACTGGTCGGCCAAGTGGGACCACACCCTGTCCGACCAGAACAGCCCCATGGTCTACACGAGGACGCTGCCGGTGCCGGTGGACATCACCGGGCGCACGCACCTCACGTTCTGGCTGGGGCTCGGGTGTGATCCGGGGTCGTGGCGGAAGTGGCATAAGGGGCCGGTGGCGTTCCAGTTCACGCTCACGGACGGCAGCGGGCGCACGGTCACGTGGGGGATGAAGCACCAGGAGCTACAGGCCGCGGCGAACAACAACTGGCCGAAGTGGAACCGTCTCTCGACGCTCATCCCGGTGGGGCCGGTGTCGGGCACGATCACGACGGGGGGTGCGCCACGGGGAGGCGCGTTTGATCTCACGTCGATCAGCGCGTACTCGATCCGGGTGTGGAGTGAGACGCGCTCGTGGGTGCGCCAGGATGTGCACGTGCTGTCCGGTTTCCTGTCCTGGCTCGCTGCCTCTCCTCATGCCGCGCCGCGCCGGGTGGCTTCGGAGCGGGGCGGGGAGTACGTGCTTCAGGGCATCGTGGGCACGGCTCCCACGCAGCTCAACATCCACGCGCAGCTCGGCTTCCAGACGCTAGTGCCCTCCACCAAGACGTACAACCTGCCGGGTACTCCGGGCTCGACGCACAACTACATCCCCGGCGCGACGACGGGGAACAGCGGCGCGCTGGGGCCGAATCCCAACTGGCTGTTCGGTGACACGGCGAACTTCGAGCATGGCACCAAGGGCACGTGGACCGGGAACGACGGGCTCGCTACGAACTGCGGTTTCTACCTGTGGAACGGGGACGCGAACACGGGGCAGTACAGCCTCCAGATCAACCCATCGGCGGCGGGTAACGTCACCTGCGCGTCGTGGCCCGCGTCCTCTAACAGCACGCTCGGGGTGCCATGCCAGGCGGGGGATAAGATCCGGGTCGGCCTGTCGATGAAGGTGGGCACGTCGGGCACGGGACGCGTGGTGAATGTGGGCGCGGAGTTCTTCAACGCTGCGAACGCTTCACTGGGCGCGGTGTACGCTCCGGCGGCGACGGGCTCGGCTACTGCGGGCAGCGCGTGGCAGCAGCTTTACGGGACGGTGACGGCTCCGGCTAACGCGCAGTTCGCGCGCCTGCTTCCGCAGGTGATCGGGATGCAGGTCACCCCGGCGACGGACACGGTGTTCCTCGATGACCTCTACATCGCGCCGTGCCTGATGGCGTCGGTGATCACGGAGGGCGGGGGAGGCGCTGGCGGTGGCGTGTCCCCGAACTGGACGACCGCCGGGGGCGGAGGCGGGGGTGAGATCTCGTGGGAGACGCAGGTCGAGCTGACTCCCTACGTGCCCGTCGCGGTACCGGGTTACCCGGTGTCCAGCGGGCAGCACCAGTACGGCAGGGGGTCGGGCGGGATGCCTCTCCCGGCGTCGGACATGCCCGTGTGGTATGACGCCGAGCCTGGTGCGCCGGGGGTGACGTTCGGGGGTTCGTGGGGTGCGTTCGGCGGGACGGGCTACCTGAACCGGCAGATGCGCGCGACGACGACGACGGGGAACACGTGCACGTTCAAGTTCAAGGGCACGTCGGTCGCGTGGCTGGGGACGCGCGGCCCGTCGCGCGGCATCGCTAACGTGTCCCTCGACGGCGGCGCGGCGGTCGCGGTGGACTGCTACAACACGTACGGGAGTGACGGCCCCGGCTTCTGCTGGCAGGTGCAGGGGCTCAGCAACACGGCGCACACGCTGAAGATCACCTGCACGGGGACGTTCAACGGTTCCGCGACCGCGCCGTGGGTGGGTGTGGATGCGTTCGTGGTGAACCACAACCTGATCATGACCGACGACACTGACCCCGCCATCACGTACACGGGCGGCTTCACGGCGTTCAGCATGGGGCCGTCGTACTGGCAGCAGACAGACCACTCATGCTCGGCCAGCGGGACGGCCAGCTTCACGTTCAACGGGACGGGGTGCGTGTGGTACGGCTTCAAGGGCAACAACCACGGGATAGCCACGGTGCAGGTGGACGGCGGCACTGCGGTGACGGTGGACACGTACGCGGTTAATCAGTACATCGGCCCTATCTGGCAGGTGACGGGGCTGGCTCCCGGTAACCACACGGTCCTCATCACGGCGACGAACACGAAGAACGCGAACAGCTCCGCGAACTGGGTGGACGTGGACGCCATCGGCTACTGGGGTCACGGCTCCGGGGGCAGCGGTGGCAGGTCGTGGTTCCAGGGCACGACGATGCTGGTGCAGGCGGCGGGTGGCAAGGGCGGGGCTAATGTCCTCATCGCTGACTACTCCTCCGGGCCTGGCGGCGCGGGCGGGAACCTGGGCGCGAACGCGCACCACTACGCGGGAGGGAACGGGGGCGCGGGAGGCGCGACGAATAACCCGACGCTGAACGCGGGCGGTGGTGGTGGCGGTGCCAGCGATGGCGGCGCGGGGAATGTGGGCGGCACTCCGGGGTTCGGGCTCGGGGGGAATGCGGGTGCGTTCCCGGTGCAGGGTGGTGCCGGTGGCGCGGGGCAGCATTCGGGCGGCGGTGACGGGTACAAGGGCGAAGCGCCTGGCGGCGGCGGCGGTGGCGCGTCCTGCCAGATCTACCCTCATGCGGGCGGGCAGGGTGGCTCCGGGCTGGTGCAGGTGAGGGTGACGCACTGGAACAGCGTGCGGAATACGCTGCCCGCCGTGATCGTGCACAAGCCGCGTCACCCGAACGTGCTCGAAAAGCCGGTGCTCCAGGTGGGCGCTGGGCTCGACGTGCCGAACGGGCGCGAGTTCATGGTGCCTCGGGTGGCGGGGTTCCATGCGCGTTACCGTGGCACGTACACGGTGCTGCTGGTGGCGTACGCGTGGCATGGGACGGCGGCGCGTCAGGTGACGGTGACGGTCAGGCAGTATGAGGCGGCGGGCGGCGCGGTGTCCCTGGCGTCGGTGGCGCAGTCGATCGTGCCGGGGGGTGTGGCTAACCAGATCTGCAACCTGGGTGAGATCACCCTGCCGGTCAAGGACATGGCCGACGACAACACGGACTCATACTTCACGGTGGCGGTGACCAGCGGTGACACCGCTGACCGTTTCCTCGACGTGCTGCTGCTGAACACGGAGGGCTCACTGGCGTGGATCAGCCTGCCGGGTGCGGGGTACGCGGATTACTACGTGGACGCGCCGGAGCTGGGCGTGAACGTGGGACGCGTGCTCGGCTCGATGGATGACAGGGACAGGGCGGTGTCGGTGCTCGGCTCGACGCTCCTCACCGGGGGTCCGTTCCGCCTGGTGCCCGGCGAGAACATCTTCACGGTGTACTCGCCTTCGGGGATGCCCGCGCTTCAGGGTGAGTACTGGCCCCGCTGGTGGGCGGAGCGGTTGTCGTGACCGGGGGCGGGTGCACGGTGTTCACGCAGGCCGTGGACGGTACGGGCCAGTATTACCTGGACGCGCTGGGCACGGTCACGGACCTGAAGTACGACGACACCATGCCGGGTGGGTCGAACGCGCTCACGTGCACGTTGCAGGCCGATCCGAGGTGGCGTCATGTGGCGCTGAATCCGGGGCGCAGGCTGCTGGTGGCGAAGGGCGGGTCTATCCAGTGGGAGGGCAGGCTGGCTGAGCCGACGCCGGGGGATGGCGGCTGGGCGCTTCAGGGTGAGGGCGCGGGGACGTGGGGCTCAAGGTTCCGCGCGTTCTACCCGACGACGGGCAACCCGCAGCAGCAGAACACGCCGGCTAACGTGCTCGGGGGCGCGATCCAGCGTGGCCTGCGGTGGGTGATCGGGACGGTGGTGCCACCGGGGCCGAATCCGTACTACGCGTTCGATAACGCGTCCATCTCGATCACGGACTACATGAACGCGCTCGCGTCCCCGGCAGCTTCGACGTGGCGGCTCACGCGCACCTGGGCTGGCCTGGAGGTGGACCTGATCCCGATCCCGACGACGGTGACGCGCCTGCTCATCACGGAGGTTCCGGCGACCCGGACGCTGGCGGGGTATATCAACTCGCTGTACGTCAAGTACATGTCCCGCCCGGACGGGGGAGGCTACCAGGCGGCGTTCGGGCTCCAGAACGTGTCGAATCCGACGAACATGGCGAAGCATGACGTGACGGAGGATTTCTGGGACGTGTCTTCGCCGGGGGTGCTCACGCAGGCGCAGGCGTCTCAGGTGGGCTCCACCGCGATCTCGAAGTACCTGGCGGCGTCGTACGCTGGCCCGTTCGTGGTGCAGCCTGGCCAGTACCTCACGACGGGCGGGAGCCCGGTGGACCTGGCGTGCGAGAACGCTGCGGAGGTGGTGCAGCTCGTGCTGGCGGACGGGCCATACGGCGGGGAGGTGGCCCCGGCTCCCCCGGTGACGTTCCCGGTGGGCTCGGTGCAGTACAGCGACAAGGACGGGACTCTCACGGTGACTCCGTTCCAGTCTTACCGTGCTGACTGGAGCACGCTGCTCGGTCTCCTCATGCCTCGGGCTCCGGCATGACGGACATCCGCACGCTTGACGCGAAGGTGGACGCGCTCGCCAGTCGTGTCGGTTTCAAGCTGAATCAGGACGGCGGGCAGATCTCCGGGGACGTGCAGATCAACGGGAACCTCATCGTGGCTCCGCAGGCCACGGACACGTCCCCGAACCTGACGTGCGAGGGTGACCTTCAGGTGTGGGGGATCGGGTGCGTGGTGGGGTGCTGGAAGGGCGCACCGACCGGGCGCACGGCGACGGCGCGGAGCGTGGACCCGGACCTGGCCATCTCGGGGCTCGGGCCTAACGGGTCGGTGTGGAAGGTGGACGCGTACCTGGACTTCGGGTCGTCGGGGACGTCGGGGATAGCGTTCGGGTGGAACGTGCCCACGGGGTCTAACGGCAGGTGGGGCTACGGCTGGGGCAACTCGCAGACGGGGAACTCGAACACGTGGGGCACGGCGGTGGCGGTGCCCGGTACGACGGGCGTGAATCAGGGCATTCACTGCACGGGCACGCTGTTTCCCGGCGCGACGGGGAACTTCAACCTGAGCTGGGCGGTGACGGTATCCGGGGTGAACGGGAACCTGAACCTCGGCTCGTACCTAGTCGTCACGAGAATCGGGTGAGCGCACATGCCGCTAATCGATCAGTCCAGCTACTCCACGGCGGCGCTCATGGCGCTCGCACGCGCCAAGGTCGCGGCGGTGATGGCGGCGCTTCAGGATCTCGACAACTTCTGGCAGTGGCTCAGTGGCGTGGCGGACGCTGACCTGCTGGCGCTGGACCCACCGCCCGCTCAGGGTGATCTCGACGCGATGCGCTCGGCGGTGCATGACATGGACGCGTTCTGGGTGCTGTTCAATCCGCCGGGTGACCTCCCTGACGGGATGACGCTGCCCTACCCGTTCGGCTCGTCGGCGCGGCGCTTCATCGGGCCGGGTGACACGAGCACGCGCGTGCCCGGACGGTGATGATGTGCCCGCCGCGTGGATAGGGCTGTGCGGCGTGGTGTTCGCTGCCATCCTGGGCTATGTGGGTGCGCGGCGCATGGGGAGGGCGCAGCAGCAGACAGCGGACGTGAACACGCTGCGGCTGCTCATGGAAGAACTGCGCGCCGAGCGTGATGACGCGCGCAGGCTGCTGGCGGAGTGCCAGCGGAGGCTACTGGGAGGCGGGCCATCGTGAAGGGGCTGAGCCCGTTCCTGCTGGTCGCGGCGATGCTGCTGATCGGCGGGGCGGTGGCGTTCTTCGTCGCGGTGACGTCTGCGCTGCATGACGCTAACCAGGCGAAGCAGCAGACCTGTGCGGTGCTGGTGCTCATGCGCAAGGACCCGCGCGAGGTGGCCGGGGCTGTCGTCCTGTTCCACGAGTTCGGGTGCAGGACGTGAGGCGCTGAGCGCGACCGTGAGGCGGGATCTGCCATCGGGGCTAGTCTTCACCCCGTGATGGCAGGGGCGGGCTGGCAGCGTGGATCTGGTACTCCCGACACGGGAGTGTCACCTGCCGTTCTGCGCTGATGTCACATGGACGTGCGAGACTAGTCCCGTCACCCGGCAACGAGAGGACGTGATCGCTTATGCGGGGTATCGACTACGCCTGGCACGGTGGCCTGAACGTGGCGGCGATGAAGACAGCGGGCGTGCAGTTCGTGTGCCGTTACCTGTCGCATGACGGCGGGAAGAACCTGGGCCTGAACGAGAAGAACGCGCTGAACTCCAGCGGCATCGCCGTGGTGGTGGTGTGGGAGTCCACGGCGAACCGCGCGCTTCAGGGTCATGCTGCCGGGGTGGCTGATGCGGCGGAGGCCAGGAAGCAGGCGGACTCGCTCGGCATGCAGGGGGTGCCCATCTACTTCGCTGCTGACTGGGACGTGACGGAGGGGCAGCAGGCGGCGGTGGACGCGTACCTGGATGGTGCGGCCAGCGTGATCGGGCACGCGCGCACCGGCCTGTACGGAGGGTACTGGCCGGTGAAGCGCGCGTTCGATCACGGGAAGATCGCGTACGGGTGGCAGACGTACGCGTGGAGCGGTGGCCACTGGGACGGGCGGGCGCAGCTCAGGCAGACGAAGAACGATGTGAAGGTGGCGGGCCTGTCGTGCGACTGGGATGAGTCCACGCACAGTGACTTCGGGCAGTGGCCACGTCCGGGCGCTGCGCCGCCTCACCCCCCGGCACCGAAGCCGGCTCATGCTCAGCTCTCGCTCCACACTCCCCGCATGTCCGGGGCTGACGTGAGGCTGTGCCAGGAGCGCCTGAACACGCATGGCGCTGGGCTGAAGACGGACGGCGTGTTCGGTCCTCTCACGCAGACGGCGGTGAAGAACTTCCAGCGCGGGAGCCACCTCACCGTGGACGGTATCGTGGGGCCGCTGACGTGGGCGGCGCTGCTTCGATGACCAGTCCATCGGGGCCGTCCCCAAACGAGCCGTCCACGCCAGCTCAGACGATGCCCCCGGATCAGATTCCGGGCAAGGTCAATGCCATGGCCGCGTCGTTCATCCGCACTGGCGCAGCGATCGTCGCGGGCGCGCTGCTGACGTGGCTGGTGCGCCAGGGTGTCACTCTTGATGGCGGGTTCGCGCAGCCTCTCACTGAGGGGCTGGTGGCGGCGTTCACGGCGGTGTACTACGCCGTGGCGCGTGCCCTGGAACACTGGGTGAATCCGCGGTTCGGGTGGCTGCTGGGCCTGCCCTCACAGCCGCAGTACACACCTCCGGTAGCGCCTCACCTGGGCCTGCCTGGTGATGGCACGACTCAGGGAGGCGCACCGTCGTGAGGACACGCGTTGCCATGCTCGGCGCACTGCTGCTGGCGGTGTTCACGCTGACCGGGGTGATGAGCGCTGCGGCGTTCACGTCGCCTCATCCTCCGTGGCACTGGGTGCCGTGCGGGTTCAGGTCTCATCACTGCCACACGAAGACACCCACCCCGACGCCGACGCCGAGCACCACCTCACCCTCGCCGTCGCCTACTCCCACCACGACGAGCCCGAGCCCCACGCCGACCGTGACACCTCCCGTGTGCACCTCGGCGCTGAACGGGGGTGCGTGCGGCCCGTACACCTTCGCTGGCATCCCGATGTCCAATGGCTTCGACACGTACGTGGAGCCGCAGAACGTGGGGGCGAACGCCGGGGACACAGCCGTGGCCACGGTGGCTGATCCTGGGTCGTGGAGCGTGGCCGCTGACGTGGGTCCGGCGGGCGCGGAGAATGTGCAGGTGTTCGCCAACGTGCAGCAGCTCACGAACGACTGGTGCGGGAACGGGTGGGACGCGCATGGGCATGTGTGCTCCGGTGCTGACGGGGACACTCCCCTGGACTCGCTGTCGTCGCTGACGATCTCGTTCGCTGAGACGTCTCCGGGTGGCGGGGTGTGGGAGTTCGCCCCGGACATCTGGTCCGCGAACTACCCGTCGGATGTCATGTTCTGGACGGACACCATGAACCGCTGCAACACGGGCGCGTTCGGGGGCACGGTGCTCGGTCACATGACGATGGACGGGCAGGGGTGGACGGTGCACCGGTACGGCGGTGCGGGCGCGGAGATCATCTTCGTGCTCGACGGTGCCGGAGGGCAGGGCACGTGCGCTCAGGAGACGTCGGGCACGGTGGATGTCAAGGCCGGGTTCGACTGGCTCACCTCCAACGGGTTCGTGACCGGCCCGGAGGTGGTCACGCAGATGAACACGGGCTGGGAGATCTGCTCCACTGCTGGCACCACGGAGCCGTTCGCGGTGACGTCCTACTCGATCGGCGCGGTGGCGGGGTGAGCTGCCATAAGCGCACTCACCACGCTCACGTGCAGCACTCCCGCGCGCACCGTGGAGGGCACCGGCGGAAGGGGCAGCCGCATCCGCATGCGGGGGCGAACAAGGCGACCGCCGGGCAGGTGCACACGCTCAACGGGTCGGGGTGCCACCCGAAAGCGCGGCGTCATCTTCACCATCGCAGGCGCAGGAAGCGGTTAGGCCGTGTACGGCCCGGAGGCGAACGCTGCGGGCCTGACACCCCGTGGGTATGTGATCATCCTGGCCACGTGCTGTTCGGCCCGGAGCTACTGGCGTTCAGCCGTTTTTGGGGCCTCTCCCGAAGTATGGCCTCGCGTGCCCCGCCGCGATCATGGCATCACCGAAGGGCGCGGCACTGGGCAGGGTGATCTCTCCCAGGAACCTGCCGCCGTACTTGTCCCACCCGTGGGAGAGGACGCGCACCGTGGTGCCAGCGGGGGCGAGTGAGCGCGCGTAGTCGGTGGCCTCACGTCCCCCGGCGTCATGCAGCTCGGGCGCGTTGATGCCGTAGCACCGGCAGGAGAGTCCCAGCACCAGGCCGAAGCCCAGATCGACGTCCAGGTGGCATGTGTCCCCGTCGTGCCAGTCAACGACGGTGGCGGGGTACGGGCCGTAGGTGGTGCTCATGCGCCTCATCGTAGACGCGCAGCAGCCCCGGACACGGTACGGGTGCGTCCGGGGCTGCTGTGGTCTGCCGCTGGTGTCAGGGGGAACTGACTGATGGCAGCTCCGATCGTAGCAGGTCATGCGCGCTCACGGGCGCTTCAGCTCCTCTCGGATCTTCACGGCGATCTCGCCCAGGTGGATGTTCAGCGTGTCCGCGTAGGTGGCGATCTGGTAGGGCATAGGACGGTCGGCGGCGTGGGTGTCCTTCAGCGTGTCCCATTCGCCTTCGGCGTACATGTGCGCCTCCGCGAGTATGAACGCGCGCTGAAGCGCCAGTCTCACCTTGCCCTTAGTGATCTTCTCCGGCTCACGCAAGCGCGCCTCACTCAGCTCCGCTGCTTCCCGGCACGCGGCGGTGATCTCGCGGCGCAGGTGCTCCATGCCAGCGGTCGTCATCACAGCATCTCGCTCAGCCTGGCGCGGAAGTAGCGCGTACCCCCGGTGTGTGTCTTCACCCGGATAATGATCTCCAGCGCCGAGGACGCCGTGCCCTCCACGGACACCACGCCGAGCACTTCACCCCGGTCAGGCTGGGGGTGAGTCACTCCGCCGAACGCGCGGTGCAGGGTGCGCGCGAGAGCACGCTTAACCGGGTCCATCCTGGCGAACTGCTCATCGACCGAGCGCTGCTGGTGAGAGGGTGACTGATTCATCGCTGCCATCACTTCACCCCGGCCTTCGCACGCCGCGCTAGCTGCTCCGCGCGCTCGTTGACGCGCACCTCGACCGTCTCCTTATCGTCGTGGAGCAGCCGGTAGGTGAGCTGGAGCACCTTCCGCAGCGCCTCCCCGTCCCGGTATGCGACGTACGTGTACTCGAAGCGGCCCTCCTTGGAGGCGACCGCTTTCTTGTAGTACATCGCCACGTCGCGGGGCTGGTCCACCGCGCGCTCGTTGACGCGTGCCCCCGTGAATGTCAGGGTGACGTAGTTCGGCTGGAAGTTGTACCGGATCACTAGGGCCGTGTCCAGCCCCTCCTGCGCGAGCCAAATGCCCGTGTTCGCTGCCTCGGGTGAGGTGATGAACTCCCACCCACCCGCCTCGATCATCGCCTGGAACTCAGCGGTCAGCTTCGCCTGCATGGTGGTCATGATGGCGCGTCCTCTCTCGTAAAGTGCGGGACGGAGTACCCGCCCCGGTCGGTCTGCCACAGGTGGAAGCAGTGCTCGTGCTCGTTGATCCACAGCTCCTCCGGGGGCAGCAGCATCGCCACGGTGATGTCACCGGGCATGAACCTGAAGCGCGCCTCTTTGATCTCCTCCCAGGTCGGGTGGCGCGTGGGGTGGCTGATGGACAGGTGCCACCGCGGCCCATCGGTCCCGGTGCGCGTGGCGAGTGCGACGAGCACGGTCAGGTAGCCGTACCCGTCGTCCGCTGGTCTCCGGTACAGGCGCAGTCCGGGCTCCAGCTCATGCAGCCCCAGGCGCACCAGCGAGCCGGGGTCTCCGCGCTTCCACGCGCCCAGGTCACGCGGCGGGGTCATGACGTCACGCATCCTGGGCACGGCACCAGGCCAGCGTTCCAGGCGACCCCGGAGCCATGGCAGCATGTGCACGTGGGGTCCGCGCCCGCGAGCCCGCAGAGCCGCGCCAGGTGCGCCTGCGCGTGCTCCACCTGGCGCTCGCGCTCCTGGCGCTTGCGCATCGCGGGGACGTCCTCGCCCGGTAGCTTCTGCTGCCAGTACCGGGGATCTAGGACACCCCCGGCGGCGGCGATCTCCTCTATGGAGACCACCGCCGTCCAGGGCCGCCTCATGGTGTCAGCCCTCCTCGTCTGCCGTGAAACCGAAGTAGACGCGCGGGGAGTGCGTGAACTCCAGCGAGCCGCGCACCCCATCGGACTTGCGCACCACCACGACGAAAGGGGCAGCGAACCCGACGAAGTCGAACTCCGCGACCGCCTCGTCCGTCGTCCACTCCTGCTTGCCGAATGCCCTGTCGTGCTCCAGGTCGCGCGCGGGCTGCCCGTTGTCGATCATGAGTTTCCGGTGCGCCTGCGCGTGGAGTGATTCCAGCTCCGCGAGGCGGCGGCTGGGCAGCTCCGTCACCTGGTGCCCCAGGTACACCATCTCGGGGCCGTGCAGGTCGGCCAGGTGCTCGGCTAGCTCGGCGTGGGTGTCGATGTCGGTCATGGTCTCATCCTCCTGTGTGTGATGATCCTGCGGGAGTGGCGCTGGCGCGTGAGTGCGCGCCACCATCCTCGCCACGTGCGCTGTCCTGCGTGCTTGCCCTTGGTGCTCATGCGCCTGTTGCCCATGAGGCCGGGGAGACCTCCCCCATGCCGCCTGATGGCGTCCACACCACCGTGGCCACCTTCTGCCCGTTGGGCACCTCGAAGGTCACCCACCCGGTCGCGGTCATGCCGGGGGCCAGGGTGACCTGCCCGTACTGGAAGTTGCCGCCGAGCGTGGTGTCATCCATGGCTGCCGAGTACGTGTTCGTCGCCGTGTCCGTCACGCTCGCATCGCTGTTCACGTCATCGGAGAGGACACCCGTCACGCCCTTCAGGCTGATCTGCGCGGCGGCGAGGTGGAAGCCCGGAGGCACGTCCTGGTAGGCGGCGACGGGCGCGTTCTGCACCACCTGGTCGATCTTGATGTGGTACGTGGCAGCGGTCCCGTTCTGCCCTCCTGACGGGTCCGTGACCGCGACCGGTGAGCCCATGGCCATGTTCAGGAATGAGGACTCGGACGTGTCGGAAGGTGCGGGCGTGGACGGTGGCGCAGCCGGGGGGGTGTGGTCCGCCGGGGGCACGGTGATCTGCTGCGCTGGCGCGGTCACGGTCTTAGTGACCACGGGCACGGGCTTCACGCTCCCAGCGGTGCCGCACGCGCTCACGGCGGCGATGATGGCGACGGCTCCGGTGATCCCGGCGACGGTCTTGGTGGTGCTCATGGGGTGTACCTCTCTCGGTGTGATCGGGGGGTGGTGGCCTCTCCACCACCCCCGGCGGGTTGGGGCTACAGCTCGTCCTTGACGCGCTGCGCGAGCGCGGCGGTGTCCACGTCGAGCTTGGTCTTCGCGTAGTCGTCCAGCGTGGCGCGGATCGGGAGCCCCGACTGCTGCCACTCGCCGGTCGCGTACATGTGCGCCTCGACCAGCGTGTAGACGCGGGCCAGCTCATCCCGCACGCGCTGCTTCGAGTAGCCGTACGTGGGGTGCGCGCTGCGCATGGCCAGCGAGTTGTTCGCCACGGCGACGGCGTTCCGCACTTCGGTGTGGAGACGCGCGAGACCTTCGGAGGTGGCGCTCGGGGGGGTGGTGGTGCTCATGATGGTGATTCCCTTCCAGGTGGTGAGGGGCTTCGGTTTAGACCCCGCACGTGCCCGCCCCTCCAGGGCACGTGCGGGGGGTCATGGGGGACTAGACGGGGACGCGCTGAGAGGCCATGCGCGCGGCTGCCTGCGCCTGCGCCACCTCGTCAATCGCGGTGTCCAGCGCGTCCAGTAGCGCGTCACGCTCCTCGGCGTGCAGCTCGCCGTGGAGGTGGCGCAGGCCGGCGATGTCGGTGCGGGGGATCTCGACGTCATGGTCGGCGGCGAGGTGCAGCTTCAGGGTGTACGCGGAGGCATACGCGTCCAGGTGCATGTCCAGGTCAGCGAGCGCGTCGGCGGCGGCGGTGATGGGGTAGGTGCTCGTGCTCATGGGTGGTGTCCTCTCTCGGCGGCGGGGGGCTCCGGGGGGGTGCCCCCCGCCATGGTGCAGTCTACACGTGTGCGGGGTGGTGCGGGTCAGATCACAGGGTGGGTGTCGTGCCAGCGGGCCACGTAGGGGTGAGCGCCGAACGCGTACCCGTTGGGCTGCGCGCCTGGGGCGCGGTTCTTGAACAGGTGCCAGAACAGCTCGGTCGCGGCCTCCTCGCGTGTGGCCGCGTAGGCGACGGGGTGAACCTTGAACGTGTTCCCGCCCTCCGCGCGGCACAGGGTGTACGCACCCTCCGCGATGTCATCGAGGATGTAGCCCTCGTCGTCCGGTCCCTCACCCATGTAGGCGCGGGAGTTGACGCGGGCCTCCCAGCAGGGCTTGCCGTCATCGAACTGGCCCGTGGTGAGCCACCCCAACTCGCGTCCGTTGTCCTCACGGACCACCAGCCAGCCGCCCCACTCACGCTTGCGGAAGTTCACGGCCAGCTCCACGGTCGGCCATGAGCCATCCGCCTGGCGGTCCTTGTCGAAGTCGGTGGTGGTGAGCGTGTATGTCCTGGCGGTTCCCATGGGGGGTGTCCTCTCTCGTGTGCGTCGTGGCCTTGCAGGCCACAGCTTACCCCGCGCCACCGCTCACGTGTGCATTGTGAGCGGTGGCGCGGGTGTGGGTTACGTCACGCGCCCTTGCGGCGGCACTCGGGGCCGATGCCCAGCTCGCGGGAGGTCTCATCGGTGAGGTGCCGGTTGCAGCAGGAGCAGCGCCCGATCTCCACGCCATAGCGCCTGCGCGCCTCCACGGGAGCGTCCTCGGCCAGCTTCAGCAGCTCACGCGCCTCACTGCCCCGGATGGCCTGGTCGGGACGTCCCCCGATGACGCGCTTCACGAACAGGCGTCCGGCCCACTGGCCCTCGGCGGGGGTGTCCACCCGGAAGAAATCGAGGTCGTTGTTCCCGGTGTGGGAGGTCACGGCGTAGTGCCCCTCGGTCACGGTGGGGAACTCGGACGCCATGATGCGTGAGGTGCTGCTGCCACCCTGCGCGCGTGGCGCGGCGGCGGGGATCTCGCCTAGCTGGCGCGCGGCGTAGATGTCCGCCTTCAGGTCATCAATCCACTCGGACATCACGCGGCGCGTCACCCATGAGGGCAACGGGTCGGACAGCGCCTTACGTCCCAGCGTGGCGCGCAGCGAGTTGGCGAACTCGATCTGGCGCTCGGTGGGGCGCGGCGTGGTGGTGGCAGCAGCGATGCGCCTCTCACTCGGCGTGGCGGCGGGGCTCATCACGCTAGGCGCAGCGATGGGGCCGGTGGCGCGCTCGAAGCAGGCGCGCACCTCAGCGGCGGTGGGGTGGGTGCCACGGCAGACGCCGCACTTGATGGCGTGCGCGGTGGTGGTGGGGGTGCTCATGTGTGCTCACTCTCTCGGTGGGGCCTTGCAGGTGCCAGCTTACGTCGTCCTATCCCTCACGTGTGCATAGTGGGGTGTGGGGTGCGCCACATTCCTGTCTGCCCTGGACTTACTCCCGACACGGGAGTCCCGTTTCCACGCTCCGGCGGTCCCATGGGAACGGAGGGTGAAGACATGCCCGCCCCACACGCGGCCCGCTGCGGCCCGCTCACAGAGGCGGGAGGTCATGCACGGGACGTGAGGCCGGACCATGCCACTTGGCCTTGATCCAGTCATCAGGTGGCCTCTCCCCGTTCAGCATGGCGTCATCGAGGTTGTCGAAGCACTGCGCCATCGTGGCCACCTCCCCATCGGTGAGCCCCACGTCGATCCAGCGCCGGACGAATCCACGGAGGATGGCCAGCAGCTCATTCGTGGACGCCGGGGGCTCGTCGTCATCCATGCCGGACCACAGCGAGAGCTGCCCCGGCAGCTCCATGCCCTCATCGTCATAGCCGCCGTCACTCATACGGCCAGCCTCCGGGGGGTGGCCACAGGATGAACCCGGCGACGATGAGCGCCACCGCTCCCGTCAGCGGGCACATCACCACGGAGGGCACCCAGCCCAGGTAGCGGTAGACGAACGCCGTGCCGATGACGACGATGCTCCAGGCGAGGGCGATGGCGCACGCCCAGCGTGCCACCCTCACCAGTACAGCCCTGACGGGTTACGGGTGGTCAGCATCCCGATCCGGTCGATGGGCGCTACCGCCTTCAGCTCACGCGTCTCCAGCATGGCCTCCAGTATCTCCCCCGCAGGCCAGCCCTCCATGGGGCCATGCGCGAGTGCCGCCCAGCCACGGTAGTCCAGCGGCCCGCACATGGACAGGAAATGCTGCGCCTCACGTGATAGCGCCTCCACACCTTCCAGCGTGATCACCGGGCCTGTCGGCTCGGGTGGCTTCCCGTTGCGCCAGATGGAGCCAGCCCCGTGCGGGGTGTGCCCGTTGCGCGGCGACCCGACCCAGATGTACGGGCGCTCGGGGGAGGTGTACCACCACCACGTCGGGTCGATGAGGTCGCCCTGCTGCGCATACACGTTCGTGGTCTCCGGGGAGTCTCCCAGGACGATCCACGAGTGCTGCGACATCACCCCGCGCGCACTCCCGCGCGCCACGCGTCCCCGCCCGAAGATCCCGGTGCGGAGGATCGCCAGCGACACCCCGTGGCACTGCCCCGCCCACTGGCGTATCGGCATCCCGATCGCGTCCTCGATGCGGGGAATGTCAGCGGCCAGCCTGGCTAGTTCACGCCTGCTCGGCACGGCGGGCCTCCGGCAGTAGGGACGTGGCTAGCGCATGGAGTGCCACCCTCGCGGCGGCGCGCTCCTCCGTGGGCTGATGCGCGCTGGTGCCCAGGCTGCACCCATGGGGGCAGGTCACCAGGAAGCCGTCCCCGTCCGGCGCGTACGTTGCCTCGTGCGGCATGGTGCATGTCTCCTCTCTCGTGACGCGCCTAGCGCGCCAGCTTCATCAGCGTCCGGCTCACCTTCAGCGGCTTGCCGTCCGGTCCTTTCAGGTAGGGTCCGACCCACGTGAGCCGGCCCCCGCACACTCCGCAATGCCTGTCAGCGCCCACCGGGAAGCCGCGGTGCGGCCTGTGCCCTTCCGGGGGCTCGATGTGACGGTAGTGTCCCTGCACCACCCAGCGGCACGTCCAGTCGATGCGTGTGTGCCCTTCCGGGGGCTCGGTGACGTGCGCGATGCGGCGGAGCAGGACGACGTGCACCTCCCCGTGCTTGAGGGACCGCTGCGCCCTGCGGCGGAACGGGCGGGGGAGGTGGGCGCGTGGCGTGGCGGTGATCTCCATGCCGAGGAACATCCACAGCAGGTGCACCAGCCCCAGGAATGAGTCCACGCCCTTGCGCGCTTCCGCGTCGGGTACCTGGAACCGGAGCCCGAACGGGACGACGGCGGTGTGCATAAGGCTCAGCGCGCCGATGTCCAGCCACTCCTCGTCGGGGCTGAGACGTCCCGCGTCGATGTCGTCCTGCACGTGGGTCCATAGCATCACCCGGAAGCACGGCACCACCTGCGGGGATGGCAGCGGGTCACGCTCACTGCCCGTCGTCATTGCCTCCGTGGCGTGCCAGGACACGACGCGCACCGGGACACCCAGCCCGTGCGTGTCCGTCATCACCCATGGCTCGTCCAGCCAGGCCCAGCCAGCGGGGACAGGCATCTCGGGCTCGTCTATGTGCTCGATGCGGCGCATGGTCCCCGTGTAGGTGTCCCGCATCACGCGCACCATCTCGGCGGTGACCTGGTAGCACACCGCGTCACGCACCCCGACGCCGAGGAGCCGGTTCAGCTCCCGCGCGTGCCCCTCATCGAACAGCCTGCCGCGCGGCGGGATGAGCGGGTAGAACATCCCCCGCGCACGCCCGGAGCTGTACATCTTCTCGTTGGCCGCGTGGCTCTTGGCCCACGCGTCACGCATGAACCCGACCGTGAACGCCATCAGGTCAGCGGACGGCTTGAGCAGCCCCTCCGCTAGCCGGGTCTGCGCGTCCAGCACCTCACCAGGTGCGCGCGTGATCATCTCCGGCTGTCCTTCGACCTGTTGTGGTAGCGCACGCCCTCGACGGTGACGCGGTAGCCTACGCCGCGCGTGGCGCTGGCAGGCTGGCGTTCCAGCATGCCCTTGCGTACCAGCGATCCCGCCGTCTGGTGCGCGCCCTGCGGGGTGGTGTCAGCGGCCCTGGCCATCTGCGGCCCCGTCACGTGGTGACGTCCCGAGCGCAGCTCCAGGGAGAGGATGACGCCGAGCAGCACACGCTCATTCACAGTCAGCTTCGGCGGCCTCCCCATCGTCTTCGCTGTCTCCGGTTTGCAGAACTTGCACGCGGTCATGACGGCTCCGCCCGTGGCCACGAGATGTCCCCCGACGCCTGATCCACCATGGCCCGCGCGGACTCCAGCAGCGCGCGGAGACCATCGGTGCCGCGTAGTGGCCCCTGCACCTCCATCATCATCGCGCCGTTGCCGGAGGCCAGCTCCTCAACGGTGATCACCACGCGGATCTGCCGGAGCACGGTCAGCTCACTCACGCGCTCGGTCGTCTTCGGCGGGGTGCCCTCATCCCAGTGGACGCGCACCAGCAGCGGCATGCTCGGGCCATGCCGGTACGGGTCCTCAAGCGCGGTCCCGTAGCGCGTGCCCCTCCGCACGCGCGTGCCCTTAACCACCTCAGCCACGGTCACCACCCCCCGATCAGGCGCATCATCACATGCGCCACGAACGCGTCACGCTGAGGACCGTTGGGCACCTTACGCGCCAGCTTCAGCAGCGGCTCCAGAGCGTCATTAAGCGCCTCCTGCGCCTGCCCCTTGTCACGGCGCGCGAGCTGGATGCCAGCGACTGCGCTCCAGGTGGCCAGCAGGTCAGCGTCCTCTATGCGCTCACGGGCGTAGACGGGAGCGCCGTGGCGCGTCGTCTTCCCGTCCGCGCGTGTCACGCGCACCTCGTAGACGCCGCCCAGCACCAGCGCCGCTGTTTTCCCGTCCCCGTAGAACACGGCATCGCGCTCATCAGGCGCAGCGGCCCCGGCGGGCTCACGCACCCACGCGGTCCAGAGTGAGGTGCCCTCACCCTGGCGCACGCCAAGGTAGATCCAGCGCTCCAGCTCGCCCTTCGGGGCGACGGTCCCGGTCTCGCTCATGACTGCTGCGCCTCCATGTCCTTGTACGTGATGATGAAGCCGGGGCGGAACCGCTCGACCGACGTGATGGTTCCGTGGTCCGTGTAGTACGCCCAGCGCCGGATGCGCCCAGCGCAGCGCACCTCAAGGGAGGTGGCGGCGGTGATCTCCTCCGGGGCATAGCCCGCCTCGGCCATGAGGATTTCGACGCGGCGCTTGGTGAGCTGCGACTTAATCGTGGTGCTCATGACGCTCACTCCTCTCCGCCGAATGCCCACTCGGGCGCGTACGGGTTCTCGTCGTGGGGTGCGTTACCCACGCCGAGCCACACGGCGCGGCGGTCAGGGTCGGCATCCTCGGCGGCGGTGGGGTTAGGGCTCATGAAGCTGGAGACCACACCGCGCAGCGGCCACGAGGGCTGGTACGCCACCCGCACGGGCGCGTCTCCGCCCAGGTCGTCACGCGCGTCGGCCAGCAGGTCGATCAGCTCGTCAATGGTCAGTTCCATGGGGTGAATCCTCTCTCGGTTAGGTGGGGTGCTCAGCGGTTGCGGAGCATCGTGTCGGTCGCGTCCTCGGCGGCCCAGGAGCGCATGTCACAGCGCATGCCTCGGGCGGTAGTCATGAAGGTGAGCCTGTCACGCCCGAACGTCACCAGCGCCGTCTGGTCGTCGCGCACGGCCACGTCAACGGGGGCATAGCCTCCCCGGCCCTCAAGGGCGGTGGCGTACTCAGCGGCCAGGGCTAGGGTGATCGGCTTCAGGCTCATGGGTGGGTGTCCTCTCTCAGATGGTGGGTTTTTTTACTCGGCCTCGTAGCCGAACAGGCGGCGGACCCTATTACCCTGCACGCGCACCTGCTGCGACACGAGCGCGACCTCGGCGTCGGTGGGCTCACGGAGTAGGTGCGCCTCCAGGATCTCGGTCAGGAACTCCGTGACGATGTGTACGCCCTTGTCGATGATCAGGTCTTGCGCCACCTCACGCGCCTGCCGCGCGTTCACGATGGGGGGCAGGGGGGTGATGTCTGCCAGGGGGTGTCCGGTGATCATGGGGTGTGTCCTCTCCTCGGTGGGGTGGGGTGTGCCTAGTACGCGCGGCCCGTGCGACCGTCCAGGTACCAGGTCCGGTCACGGCGCGTGCCATGTGCCTTAGTGGTCTTGAACAGCTCAACGTGAGCGTCCACGGCGAGGCCAGCGGCGATGTACTCCATGGCCTCACGTAGCGCGCTCCTGAGCTGGTCGCGCTGGAGGTCATAGTCGCTGGCAGTGGCGTCCACCACTTCGATGCGGCGTCCGGTCTCGGTTAGGAACTCGATCCTGGCGCTCCAGCGGCGGTCAGTCTCCATGGTGGGTGTCCTCTCTCGTGGTCGTGCACACACACCATACCCCCCACGCGTGCATGGTAGGAACATGGTCCCGTGTGGCGTGCGCCACATGCACGCGTGGGGGATAGGCGCACCCCGCCGCTCAGGGGGTCTTGAACGTAACCCCAGGAACTACTCCCGACACGGGAGTCCCGCCCTGCGCCTGAGACGCGGCACGGGGTGACCCCATGTCATCACCCCCATCACCCGCCCCCGTGGGCTGGCGGGCGCTGGCAGCCGCGCTCATCTTCGCTATCGTCCCGTCCTCATCCATGCGCCGCACTGTCTCCGCTAGCGCCATGCGCCCGGTAACACCGGAGCCCTTCGGGGACCTGTAGCGGGGGTCCACCCGGTAGCGCCACTTAGCCGGGAGGTCGATCGAGCCGCGCGGCGCGGTGACCATGGTCCGTTCCACCATCCGGCAGTCAGGGCACGTCTGCACGATCATCACCACGCCGTTCCGTGACCCCAGCACCGGCATCGTGTGCGTGTTAGTCATCGGCCTGTTGCGCCGCAGCTTGTCGAAGCCGTGTCGTCCCGCGCCCCGGCAGGCCAGCACGTCATCATCGGCGGCGTGCAGCCAGTCCCGCGCCTCTACGCTCATCTCGCTCATGATCGGTTACCTCTCTCGTTGCCCCGCCTCCTGCGACGGGGGGTCTCGCGTCACACCACGCACCGACAGCCTCGATGATGGCCTCACGCATCGTCTTACCTTCCAGCGCCGCCTGCGACTTCACGCGGCGGCGCAGGTGCTCGGGGAACCTGTCCACCCATAGCTGACGCTCGGTCACTGTTCCCGCTCCTCTCCCATGTAGCGCGACACGATCACGCCCTCGTCCCGTGCCTGCGCCGGGTGCCGGTGCGCCCACTCATGGCACTCCGGGCACAGGTACAGCAGGTTATCCGGCTCGTGGTTGCCGAGTGCTCTCGTCTGCTTATGGTGGATGTGGCCGCCACTCCAGACCAGCGGCTTACCGCACCGTTCGCAGCGCATCCCTGCCCTTGCCTGCACGAACTGCCGGGTCCGGGGTGGCACGTCATTGACTTTCCGGGCCGCACCCTGCCTGCGTGGCAGCACTCCGGCAGCACGCAGAGCCCTGCTCACCGTCGCCGGGTCACGGCCCACCTCCGCCGCAACCTGCTCGTATGTCTCCACGTATGATGCTGGCCCGACCTTCCACCTTAGCCGTACGTATCCGCGCTTGTCGGATGTGTATCGCTTAGGCTCACCGGGCGGCGGCTCCTCACCGGGCCGGAGCTGCCGGTACTGCGTTCGTCTCATCTCGGGGTCACCGCCTCCCACCTCCACGGCCCGTTCGGAGCCTGCCACCGCTGCGCGCGTCCCGCCAGCTCCAGGCGCTCCAGCACCATGAACACGGTCCTGTCATTCGGCACGTGCAGCCCCATGGCCACCTCACGCGCCGACGAGTGCGGGTGCTCACCTAGCCACGTGTGCACCAGCTCCGGGGTCGGGTCAAGGTTCACGCGGCACCGCCGTGAGAGGTGGCTCCGCGTCCGGGTCCACCGTGATCCACAGGAACGGGCCGCGGTGGTATCGGATGCGCCTCACCCTGCCCTCGTCGCTGAGCCGGCGCAGCATCACGAGCGCCACCACCTTGTTGCTGATGCCGGTGGCGTCGGCCACCTCACCAGCGGAGGCCATCGGGTGTTCGCGCAGCCACTTGACGATCCGGTCATCGAAGTCAGCCGTGGTCACGACTCACCACCTGTAAGCGCTCGTGGTGGCGCGAGGCATGTCTGCACCGCGTGCGGTTCGACCACACGCCGCATCACGCCCTGTGGCAGCGGGTACTCGTGCGCGTACCGCAACGCCAGCACCTCGTCATTGAACACGCCAGCCACGGACCTGCCGAGCAGGTACGCGTCGAACACGATGTAGATGGTGGTCACCGCTGCGCGCCTAGCCTGGCCGACGCGAGCTTCACCAGCGCGTCGTGCACATTCTCCTCGCGCACCTCGGCCTCGTCGCAGAACCGGGCCAGCGCCTCCACGGCGGCACCCATCTGCTCGGCGCTCAGCTCCGCGCTGGAGGTGGGCACGTCCAGGTTCAGCAGGCCAGCGATCACAGCTCCGCGCACCTTCGCGTCCGCCTTGTCCCCGAGCCCATGGTCACTGAAGATCGCGTGTATCCTCCTGTTGGCCTGCTGCCGGGTCGGAGGCGGCGCTGGCGGCTCGTTCTCCCCGTCCTGGGTGTCATCATCCCGTTCCGTGTCCTCATCGTCCTCCGGGGCTGGTGCAGCCGTACGGAGCGCCTCCCCCTGTACCACGAACTCATCGGCGGTTTCGGGGTCTCGCCGGTATCCCTTCAGCTTCGGCGGCGGGGTGTGCTGTAGTTCCTCCTCGACGTACATGCCGCCCAGGTCATGCGGGAACGCGCGGCGCAGCGCGAACGCTTCGGCGCACTTCTCGATCATGTGATCGGCCATGACACCCCACTGGCCCTGAAGGTTCCCCTCGCGTGTCCACGCCGCGTAAGAGGAGAACCGGGCGATGCCGGGGAACCGCAGCACCGTCCCGTTCGGGAGGTGCTTCACCACCACGACGAGCGCAGCGAACGGCGGCTCAGCGCCTAGCCACACATCGTGCCTGTTGCCCTTGGCGTCGAACCATATCGTCGGCTCGTACTCCAGGTACACCTCCTCGTTGCGTGCCGCCCGCTGGCCGATCACCCTGTACCCGTCGATCCCCACCTGGATCGTCTGCGCGTACTCCCACTGATTCGTGTCACGGTTCTTAGTGCGCCGCTCCAGCATGTAGATCTGCCGGGAGAACGGGTCCAGCTTCGTGCGTGCGCAGTAGTGGAGGAACAGCGCCAGGTCCGCGTTCGTCGCGTGGGTGATGCCGAGCGCGCGTAGCGCAGCGACCTGCCGTGCCGTCCAGAAATCCTGGTCGGGGCGGACGGCCAGCTCAGCGCCGCCGGGGTCGGTCGCTGTCTTAGCTCCCGTGCCCTTCCGCTCCTCCATCGCGCCCCGTACCGTGCGCTCACTCATCGTGCGTCATCCTCTCCGCTCTCATTCCTTGGCCCACTTACCCGGATACAGCGCCGTCACGTTCGTGTGACGCGTCACTGCCTTAGCGATGTCGGGGTGCTCCTCACGCAGCACAGCCGCGTCGATGAAACCGCGCGGGAACTTGGTGCGCGTGGCCACCTTCACGTCTCGGCCTCCGGTGTGCGCCGTGATGGTGCGTGCGCCTCCCGCCGTCGCCAGGATCTCGTTCACCGCTAGCGCCAGGCGGCGCTCCGACCTGGTGTTCGCGCGCCTCGCCGCACGGTACCGCTTGGCCAGCTCCGCGTTAATGCGCACCTCACCCTCGGGCGCATCGGTGTGCAGCGACTTCAGTGCGCGCGTCGTCGCCGGGGTCCAGTCCACCGGAGGCGGGTCATCGTCCTCCAGCCTGCGCATGAACGCTTCGGCCTCGGCGCGCATCACCTCCACGTCCGCGCGTGAGTCCTCATCCATCTCGATCACGTACGTGGCGAACTTCCAGTCCGTCATGAACAGCACCGGCACGAACCCGGTGGACGCGCCGCGCACATCCATCTCGTAGAGAGTCTGCGCCCGGTAGTGCACGGGCACGTCCGGGCTTCCCGGCTCACCCCACCCCTCGCTGTTAATCGATGTCTTCGCCTGCACCGGAAGCGCCAGCGCGTCCGGCCTCCACCCGTTACCGGCGATCACCTCCCGGTCGATGCCCACCGTGGCCGGGTCCACGGCCAGCGCGTCATGCGTGGCCATCTGCCACGGCCGGTCGGTGTTCACGTACAGCCCTCCCGGCAGCACCTCCAGGTCAGGGTGAGCGTGCGCGAAGCGCTCCAGCACGTAGGGCTCAAGGTGCCTCCCGCGTGTCATCTCGTCCGTGTCCTGCGGTATCTCACCGACCTGCTTGGCGATGAACAGTGCCAGCGGTGAGCCATGCTCCGGGGGGCAGATGCCCAGCACCGCCGATATCTCGCTCGCGGTGACGCCCGTGCGCCTCCACGCCTGCCACATCTCCCTGTCCGCCGTCACCTGATCCTGCGTCATCAGTAGCTTCGCTGCCATGCGTCCCGCGCTCCTCTCCCGCGTTCATGAGGTGCCCCACTAAACCACGGCCCTCCGACATTCCCCAGACCTGGAGAGGACCGGGAGCGCTCGGGGGAGACGCGGCCCGGTCCTCTACCAGATGCGACAACGGCAGGGTGCCGTGTTGGCTGCCGGTGCGCTAATTGGGGTGGCACCCGCCGTCCGCAATCCAACGGCATCACTGGTGACTCGCTCGCTGGTGATCGGCGGGGCGGCGCTGGCAGCCCTGCGTCCATGCTCATCACCACCTCTCTCGTGTGCCCTAGAAATACCACACTTCCCTAGCGCTCAGGAAGCATTCCGGAAGGTGGCCACCAGGGCGAAGCGCCACCCGATGAGCCCGCCGATGTCGGGTAGCTGCGAGGGTGGCTCATCCGTCTCTAGCTGCGCGTCCCCGCTGCCATACGAGACGATCTTCGGCATCCCGACCTGCGGGTGTCCCAGGTCGTGATTCTCGTACACCGCCGCGCCGTCACCACGCGCCAGCCACCGCCCGATCTGCTCCATCACGGCGGGCGCTTCATCCTCCCACTGGCGCTGCACGTACGCGCGGAGCTGGTCGATCGTCCACGTCTCCGGCGCGCTCATGGCAGCGTCCAGGTGGGGGTGACGGTGGGCAGCGGCCCAGGATCATCCTCACCGCCGAGCAGCCACCCCGTCGCCAGCAGGATCGTGATCAGCCCTATCGCCAGCACGATCACCACGGCCACGCGCTTGTCATACATCCCGTCCCCTCTCGTTGGGACCACCCACCCTAGCCAAGCGCACGCGGCGTGTCATGGGGTATGGGCAACCGCCGAAACCATGCTGTACGCTGTGCCACATGGGGCTGTGACCGACGCTCATCGGGACGGCTCCTCTCTCGGACGGGAGCCCCGCACCAGCAATGGCGCGGGGCTCCCGTTGGCGTATGTCCCTGGACATGCTCCCGCTTCGGGAGCCTGCTACGGCGCGTGTCACCGCACCCGGCCAGGGTGCATGTTCCCATCAAGGGGCATGTCACAGTCGGGCTCAAGCAGCCTGTGGCACGTGGCCGTGTACCAGCGGATGATCCCGGCGTCCAGGTCGCCCTCGTGATGCTCCATCCACCGGGCCAAGCGCTCGCACAGCTCCTCGCTGCCCCCGACGAAGTGCATGAGCACCCCGGCGAAGATCACGGCGTCACTCACCCTCGTGGGCTCGGGCACGTGCTCCGCGTTCGCTGGCCGGTTCACGCGTCCACCTTCGGCGCGTCCCACAGGATCGTGTACCGGCCACGGCTGCCCGCGCTCGGGCTGCCGGAGTAGTCCAGGGACCATTCACCGTCCGGTGCCTCGTAGCTCCCGTGTGCGTGCGCCTCCCGGCACGCGGTGCGCGCGACGGCGCTTCCCACGCGGAACAGCGCGCCTAGCGCACGCACCGCGTCAGCCTGCGTCAGCGGGGACGTCCAGAGCGTCCCCGCCTTGCCACCTGTGGCCCAGGTCACAGCTCCGCCTCCGTCCCGGCGTGGAACACGTCCACCACCAGGTCGCGCACCGCCTCCGCACCAGCGGGGCCAACCAGGTCCAGCACCCGCCGCATAAGGGCACGCGTCTCCGGGGAGAGGTGACGCGCCACCACCTCCGCGTCTGACACCAGTGACGGGTCATAGCCCAGCGCCGCGGCGATAGCGGCGTGGTAGTGGGTAACGTCCTCACGGACGCGCGAGCCGTTGTCCACGTGGCACGTGCAGCTCTTGTCCAGGCCGCTGCCCTGAAGGCCGCAGTCCGGGGTGTGCACGTTCGGACGCCAGTCACGTCCCGCCGCCAGGTCGGCGGCCTCCCAGCGGTCCATCTCGGCCTCGAATGAGTTCGGGTAAGTCATGGCGTGAGTCCTCTCTAGTCGTTGAACACGCGGAGCTTGAAGTTGACGCGGTGGGCGATGCCCCGGTCCGCTGGCACCAGATCCCACCACAGCAGGTCGCCGTCGCTGACCTCGGTGTGGGAGACCACGAACACGATGTCCTGGCGTCCGGAGTAGCGCGACACCAGCGTCAGCCCCTCATCGCACGCGTCGGCGTAGACGCGCCCGAACGGGGAGGTGCCCGCCCGCGCGCCGAGGCTGCTCGCCTCCGCGACGAACGTCTTGGTGTCACCGTGCCAGGTGAACAGCTCAGCGCGGGTCGGCTTCGGGGTCAGGATGTTCGCGGGAACGTGGTGGCGGTTCATGGGGTGTGTCCTCTCTCGGATGGGGGTGGGGGCAGCGGCCCCGGAGGTGGTCGTTCCGGGGCCGCTGGTCTAGTGGGTCAGATGGAGTACGCGAAGTAGACGCTGCCCTGGCTGTACGCCCATGACAGCGGGTTCTCGGTGTCCTCCACGAAGCAGGCGTAGGACTCAACGGCGTCGGTCCACTTGGCCGACTTCACCAGGGGGGCCAGCGTGCGGATGGTGGCAGCGGCCTCATCACGCGTCACCGTGATCGCCCCGAACTGGCCGGAGGTGCACACGCGGTGGACCGCCTTGATGGCGCGCAGCTTCCGGATCGCGGTGGAGGGCGCAGCGGTCACGACCTGCGCGTGCACCATGCCCTTCCGGCGTCCCGCGCTCTCGGCTGCGTCGGCGGCGTCCTCCCACGTGGCGTAACGCGCGGCGCTCGTCTTCCGCACCAGGTCCGCGCCGATGGTGAGCACGGCGTATGCGGTCATGTCGTCGTTGAACGCTTCGGCGGCGGTGGTGGTGGCGGTGGTGCTCATGTGTGGGTGCCTCTCTCGGTGTGTGCTTGCACGCACAGCCTACCACCCGAAACCTGCACGCGTGCATGGTAGCGGGTGGGTGGCGGTGTGGTGTGCGTCACTCGGTGGGGGTGGTGGGTTAGGCGGCGGGGGTGAGGGCGCGGATCTTACGCTCATAGCGCTTGCACGCGGTGGTGGCGGAGATCCCGAACGCCATGCCGATGTCCGTCCACGTGTACCCCACCTCGCGGAGCCGCGCGACGACCTCAACCACAGCGGCGTTGATCTCCTCCGCGATCTGCGCCATCTCCGCGACGGCCCACGGGTCCTCATCCATGGCCCGCAGCTTGATGGCCTTGACCTGCCGGTGCAGACCGGACATGACCTCTTCCAGGTCCTTGCGGGTCTTGGCGTAGTTCGGCTTGCCGTTCGCCGCTAGGGTGATCTCGCTCATGGGGTGCGCCTCTCTCGTGGCCCTGTCGTTCGCTTGCACCTTGAGCTTACCCCGCCATTCCGCTACTGTCCACACGTGGAGGGAGAAAAAGGCCAGGAATTTCTCCCGAGTCGGGAGTACGGATTCCACGGAGAGACGGTTTCTCCCGCGCCGGGGGAAAAGACGCGCCACCGTCTACGCGTGGCCTCTCCGTGGCGCTGCGGGCCGCGCCTCACCCATGGGTGAGATTCCGCCCCTGACCTGGCCACACGTGGAGGGCAGGAGTAGGTTAGGCGCTACACGTGCATGAACGTGCGAAGGCCGGGTCAGCCCCCCGTGCCTGACCCGGCCTCGCGGATGTCCACCGACCCATTACCGGGGGAGGTGGGCGCGGCTACGTCTGAAAGGAATGCCGTAGCGATGGCCACGATACCAGGCCCAGACCCCCCGTGGGGTGAACGCCAGGTAACAGCGTCATGACGTGGGCACAGGTTGACGATCAGTTCCCTACTCACGTTAAAACCATCCGCCTGCTCCGTCGCCCGGAAGGTCTCGCTGCGGTCGGCCTGTGGAACCTGTGCCTCGCCTGGTCCCATGGGCACACGCGGACACAAGCACCCATGATGCAGGGGACCGTGCCCGCTGACATCGTGGAGACGTACGGCGGTGAGGACTGGAAGCGCCTCGCCGCCCTGTTGGTGGAGGTGCGCTTGTGGGACATTGTGTCCGAGGGTGTGTGGCGCTTCCATGACTTCCGTGAGTGGCAGGGGCTCGCGCTGCGAGAGCGTAAGGCCGAAGGCGGGCGGAAAGGTGCCCGGACGCGCTGGCCTGACTCGCCACTATGGGAGGCGGATGACAGTCCTAACGGCGAGCTAGTGGGTAGCGCATCAGACTCCCATCCGACTCTTAATAACCCCCCCCCCCCCCCCCCCCCCCCCCCCCCCCCCCCCCCCCCCCCCCCCCCCCCCCCACCCCCCCCCGCGCCCCCCCCCCCG